GAATACATCTCCACAAGTGGCGTTGTTATTAGACCAGGTCAGAGAGTGTTTTTAGAACGTTTCCTTGACACTAACAACAAGTTTGAGTTCAGTACCTACGAAGTAAAAGATACGTCGGCAAACAGGACGGCAATTGATTTAAATGGGGATGTTAGAATTGAGTTCTATAACGAACAAACTTATCAACCAAATTATGGTTTAACATTAAGATTAGGTGGTAACGCAAATACCACTATCCATACAGGTTCACCGTATTATGGTGATATGACATTTACAACATCAAATTCCGCTCCAATGGCGTATTATTCTAACACTTCATCTGTCAGTAACACTATTGAAACAGGTAGGGTTGAAAAGGGTCAAAAATCAAAACAACAATTCACCAACTCATACAATAATTTTGAATACAATGTATCTCATCAAATTAGTTTAAAGATATTACCATTAGGTACCAAAAATAAAACAACAGATGATATTAAACATTATTGTACAGAGTGTGGTATCAAGACAAAATCAAAATATAAATTTTGTCCGTCTTGCGGAAATAAGTTATAAATAAAAAGGAGTCCCGTGAGACTCCTTTTTTTATTTTAAAAATCTAAGTGATTTAGAAACAATCTCAGATTCGGTCAAAGAATATAATCCATTCTTATATGCCATTTGAACCGCCCTTATTAACATAAATTTTGCCTGTTCTTCAGTTAAAGTATCAATCAAATTATCAATGTCTTCAGGTTTGTATACTGCAACTTCTTCAAATAGAAATAATATTGGTTGTTTTTGTTGTTCCATAATGTGTTATCTGTATATTTATAGTATAAGTATATGAAAAAAAATAGAATAAGTGAAGCAACAGGTTCAGGAAGTGCAGGACATTTTAAAGTCCCAATAGTTCTTGCGCCTCAAGATTGGAAACCAGACCAATTGGCACCGTTCAACACTCCTGTTTATAATTATACAAACGCGGAACTTGCGTATGAAGAAGCTGATGGCGATTTTAAAGAAACTCCAGAAGAAAGAAAAAAAATTGAAAATAAAACTGAAAAGTTATCAAAAGTTGACACATATTTAAAAAGTTTTTACACAGGTCAAAATGATGACGAGGGTAGTAATGTTGCAGATGTTGAACCTCCTGAAAAATTAATTCAACAAGCCGTTGGACCATTAAAAGAAGATTTGGCGGTTTGGTTTGGTACCAAGAAAAAACCAAAAGGAAGTAAACAACCAAAAGGTCCTTGGGTTAATATATGTCGTAAAGAAGATGGTAAACATCCACCATGTGGTAGACCTGAAGCGTCAGACAAAGGTTATCCTAAGTGTCGTGCCGTTGGCGTTGCATCTAAAATGAGTGATTCAGAAAAAAGAAGTGCTTGTCAACAAAAAAGAAATGCCGAAAAAACACATTCAAAATCAGGAACAGGTAACTCACCTAAAATGGTTCACTATGAACCAAAAAATGAATCGTTAAGAACTACAATTTCTGCAATCCTTAACGAGTATAAAAAATCTATTTAATTGTATCTATAATCACTGAAGTATCTTGTTTTTTAGAAACTTCAGGTATTGATTTTGGTTTAACTGAAATAAAACTTTTAGGAGTATCGTTAGATTTTACATGAGGTTTATCAACATAAACGGTGTCATGTATAACTTCTTTTTCAGGTTGAAACGTATCCATATAAATTTCAAGTTTATCTTTTTTAAAATTTGGAGTAACGGCTTTAAAAATATTATAACCAATTAATATTAAAGTGGAAGTTATGACTGTAAGAACAGCTAAGCCCAAATAAAATGTTGTCTTAAATGAATTATTCTTTTTCATTGTATATTTTGTAATATATTTTGAAGGGAATGTTTAATGTTTGACATAATTTCTTTTTCAAACTCTTCTCTACGTTTTTCTACTTCATTGTCAAACGCAACAACAATATTTTCCCATGGTTTTTGCTCTAAAAACACAGTATAAGAATATACATGGTTAATTACTTTCACATTATGACCTTCAAGAATTACAAATATTTGTAATTCCTCATTTCTAATGTAACGTTTGTTTGAAATTGGTGTTAATAAAAGTACCGTATCTTCTTTAGAGATTAGTTTTTTACAAATCGCAATACAATCTCTTTCGTATTCAGATTTCTCCATTGGAGGGGTAGACAATCTAACTATTGAAATGTACCATTTCTGAATTAGTCGTTTAAATTTGTGTAAATGTGAATTCATTGTTGTGGGTATGATATATACCAACAAAGATAATCAAAATTTTTAAATAAAAAAATGTTTTTAGAAAATTAACAGTACGCTCCTGAACAATGTTTTTTACCATCTAAACCTTTGATATCACCTTTACATACTTGAACTGCATAACCATTTGCGTATGCTGAAGGATAAACTTTAAATTTTGATTTAGCCGCAGATTTACCTCTTGAACAAAGTGGAGTTCCTGTTTTTTTCCTACCTTCATTCATTTCTTCATAATCCACATATTGTGATTCCTTATCCATTTCATTTTTTAAGAAATCAAATACTTGGTCTATATTGGTTTTTGCTCCAGATATATGGTCATCAGCCCAATCATGTCCGTTTTGAATAATATCGTCAATCATGTTTGGGTCCATTTCCATCATCATTTCAATTTGTCTTTTCATTTGTTTTAAATTAGAAAAGAACATATAGTTCGCGTTTTCAACTTCTTGTTCTGTAAGAACTTTTTTAACTATTCGGTTTAAATCTGATTCTGTTAATTTAACTGTTTTCATTATAGTGTAGGATAATTTTGTTTTTTATTAATTATATTAAATGTTAATTGTCTCTTATAAGTATCTTTCTCTCCTGAAGTATTCACTTGAATATCAACATAATATTGATTAGGTATTTTATCTCTCATATCAAATATAAAATAATACTCATTTGGTGTTCTATTGATTGGAGTCCAATCTTGAACTAATACTTCAGTTGTTCCTTCTCTAACATATACTCTATAAAATGCCGAAATATCTTGTAATAAAACTTGACCAGTGTATGCCTTTTTAATTGTGACACCAACTTTTCTAATATCAGAATTTAATATTTTTTCATCTTGTAATATACCATAAAAATCAAATCCATAAATGTCAGGTTCTTTTGACGTTGAGCCAATATGAATACCAGCACTATATTGTTGTAATGTAAATTGATTTGTAACATTTGGTAATGGTTGTCCATTAATTGTTAAACCTGACCATATATCGTAATATTGACATGGTGTTGGTGAACCTGAAAATCCATTAGGTACTATAACTTCATATATTCCTCGTGTTCTTAAACAAGTTGATAAAGTTGCCATACCTGCAACTGCATCACCATTTCTGTCTTCAATTCTAACAACAGGGTCTGAATCTAAATTAACGTAATCACCATTTTGATAAACATATAGATACAATTTATTTTCTTGGCTTTTTAAGAATAAGTTTCTATTGTCCTTAACTAAATCGTTATAAGTTGTTTGAAGGAATGGCTGATAAAATGTTTGTGTGTGTCTTGAGAAGAACGCAACGCTATAACTGTCAGTTAAACCTGTAATGTTTTCAATTTGTGGTAGATATGCAACCCCCCAACCTGTAACACCAGTTATAGTACCGTTTAATATACCATTTATTTCGTTGGTCATATCCATATTAATATTCTCATTACCAAGTTCAAAATGTTGTCTTGCAACAATAGTTAAACCTGAGAAATTAACGGTACCTTCATTTTTGTTATTATAAACACCTGATTGAGACCAACCACTTATTGTTGTTGTTTGATACCAATTTGATGGTCTTGTTGAATACGCACGACTATCTACGTATGTAATAGGTGTTGAACCTCCATAAGGGCTGTTTTGATTTATATTAGAATCTGTATAGTCAAAACCAACACCCTCATCCCAATATTGTGGGTTTCCTGTTGTTCCTGATGTTTTTGGAATTCTAAATAAAATTAAATCAAATGAAGTTGCTCTTCTTCTTTCATTTGACATGAATGTATTTAATAACTCATTATCAAATGATGACGTATTTGTCATACTAAGAAAGTGAGTCATACCTGTAGTACATCCTGTTGATATTACACCTGATACAATATTTTCTTGTAATAGACCTAAATCTAAGTTAAACAGTAACCTACTGTAACCATAATTTGGAACAATGAAATCAGACGAACCAAAATTCAACTCAATAATGGGGTTTCTACCAGTATTGACGTATGAATTTGATTGAATGGTATTGTTCTTATCTACGTATGACCTTAAAATTGACATTAATTTTTATTTATAAATATCAATTAAGTCGGATATTGCCATTAAGAATTTTTGTATATGCGTTTTGCATTTCTGTTAACATATCTGAAACGTTTGAACCGTCTTGAGTTACAGGGACTGGAGGTAGTCCAGGATATGCGTGAGTGTGAGTTGTTAAGAACCTAACAATTATATTAATTAATTCTAAAAGTTCTTCACCTCTAACTAAACTTGATGTTTTTGGTGTTATTTCATCAACAAATTGGTCTAAAGAAATACCATATAAAGTATTGTCAAAATTAATCTTACCTTTTCCTGGTATTGACGAGTTATGTGACAATAAGAATAAATAATCACTTGCCAATGCACCATAAGTTGTTGGGTCTGCAAAATATGAAGATTGAGGTACTACAGTTCTTGTTGTGTTTGTTGGCGTACCAACCTTACCTTGAACATAAATTAAACCATAACCCGAAACTCTTAGTGCGTTATTTAGTTTTACTTGATTAAAAATTTCACTAACGTTTTTATATGCTGCGGTTGAATTTTCAGTTGTACCTGAACTAGGTTCCGAAGATTTTATGTTGTTGTAAGTTAAATTGTTTGGTCTATAAAAAATTGGAAATTTATTATCAGATTGGGAAAATAACTGAATTCCAGATTTTGTAACATTTGATGTATTACAAGTTTGTATAAAATTATTAATAAATGCTGCAACTTCTTGTTTAGATAGTAGACTAAAACTTTCAGATGCTACTAATGATTTCAAGTTTTCTTTAACAACACTATCTACCGTTAAATTTTTAGAATTAGTTGATAAATCATTTTTTAATCTATATAAATAAACTGAACCTGTAAATTTTTCTTGGGTATTTTCAGGGTTTGTTATTACCCATTCAATCAAATAATTAACTTGAACAATTTGTTCATTAAGTTGAGTTATTATTTTGTCAGGTTGTTTTTGTTTTCTTAATCCAAATCTTGATAATTGTAAAAATCCTCTTTGAGAATTACCAACAGGAGTAACATTTGGTTCAAGGGATGACCCTCTAAATTTGCCAGCCCTTAATAATATTTCATCTTGTTTAACAACTAAGTCAGCACTACCACGACCTAACACAGCATTGTCACCTGGTTCAGGAAACACTCCTTTATGAATGGATTGGTCTGTAAATGTACCATCTTGGTTTTTTAATGGTTTTGGTGCCGATAATTGAGTACCAGTTCCTGTGAATTTATTTCCACCTACATAATATTCAAATTTTGTTGTTGTCGGGCTTGAAAAAGTACTTTGTATATAATATTGATTTTGAAATTTAAAATCCTTATTAACGTAAATTACTTGTGTTAGTTCGTCTTTTAATGGAACTTGATACATGAAATATGGTATTAAAGGATTAAATACAAATGGGTCTCTTATAGTCCATTTATCTTTTTCTTCATTCCATATTGGGTCATTAATACTTTTAATAATATCTTCGTAATTATCAATTAATAATTTGGCTCTAATCCTACCCAACATCATTGGGTCCTCGTTGTCCATTACTTGAGCTTGAAAAAATATTGAATTATTTTCCATTGTTTCTTGATTGATATTCGTCTAATGATTTATTATAAAATTCTTCAACTTTATCCAAATATAAAGTTAATCCAATTATGTTATTTTTTGTAAATTCAAATTCAGTGGTTAAGTTATCCATAATTTCAATTAACTTACTATTCGGAAGATTTTTTAAATCTTCCAATTCATTTACTATTTTTTTAAATTCTTCTTTTGTCATATTATGTGGTTTTACCATAACCTGGATAAATTCCAGTTGTTGTTAAAACGGCAACTTGAGTATTACTGTTTTCGGCATTTTCTTTATCAGCACCTTTGTGTGTCATTAAATTATAAATCCCCATTAAATTAGGAGAACCATCTGGTAATACACCAGTCGGAATCCCAACCCCTTGCAAAAATTCAATACTGTTTATTGTTGACCTTTCAGGTGAAGTTCCTGGTAAAAATTTTGATAATGCTAATAGAGGTAATGGTATAGACCCATTAGGTTTTCCAAATATTGTTTTTAACAATAATAAAATATCATTAATTAATGACTTACATTTTCTATAATCATCTACTAATTGAGCAACAATTAAAAGTATATTAACCAATCTTAATATTATTGTATATTTTTTTAATACTGCGGATTTTGAAATATCAGAAATTACCGAACTAATAAGATTTATAATATCTTTCTTTAAAATTTCATATAAAGTTTTTATAAAAATTGCCCCTATTCTTGAAACAACTTGAATATTAAAACTTTTAAAAACTTTTAAAAAATCTACTCCATTATTTATAATATTATTGACACCACCAAGAGTAGTATTACCTGATTGTATAATAGTATTCCCTGATGTTACTGCTTGATTATATGTATTTTTTGCCTGACTTTCAACTACTTGCATTAAAGTAAGAATTGGAAATAAAACTTTTGGACTCAACACCGCAGATGCGAGTGCCAATGGGATTTGTTTTACATATTCTTTATTAACCGCCAATTCTAAATTAAAATTTGTTGGTAAAAACGCTTGCCAATCAGGATTTTGATATAGAGTGTCTAAAACATTACTGATACTTTTTACTTGTTCATCGGGACTTTGGTCGTCAATAACATCTCTTAATCTAACTAACTCATCAATTAACGTTTCATAATCAACAGGTAATTTAACATTATCACAACCTTCAAACTCCACAACACCGTTTTGAATGTTTGAAACTTTAATTTCAATATTCCTTAAATCAACTTGAGTTAATTCGTAAAATGTGTCATCAACACCATCTAATTCTGCAACTTTTGAAACACCACTAACATCAATCTCTCTTCTACTATCAAAACATAGACCTAAAATTCTCTGAATAATTAATGAAAATTGTGTACCCTTTTCAATTTCTTGTGCACTCAAATTTGATTTAATACTGATTGCGCCTGAAATTATATTTAAAAGTATTGCAACAAAATCAACTTTGTCTACTAATTTAATTGTTGAGTAATAATCATTTAAAAATTCACCTACTTTATTTAGTGTTTGACCTGGAGTTATTCCTGATATTGTTAATGTGTTCGCGGGTTTATCAATTAATGCGACTCTATAAGAAGGTTGGTTTACACCATATTGGTTTGTTGTACTATATACAAAATCAAATAAATCTAGACCTGAGGTTCCTTGGTAATATTTACCAAACTCTTGTTCATACGACCTACTTAAATTTGAATTTTCCATTCTAAGATTTAATGTTTTATTCATTGGGAATGGAAGAGGACCTGAGTAAGGTTTATAAACTCCTGATTGAACATTTGGGTCATTTTTTTCAAATGAAATTTTACCTAATTTACTATCTACAGGATTTTTTAATAAATTTGCTAAATCTAAAGATTGTACTGGAACGTATATACCTTCACCTGCAGGAAGAGTTGTTAAAGGATTTAATTGTAAATTTGATTTATCATATCCATTAAATGTTTGTTCTTGTGAACAACCCAAAGCTTTTAATGCTTCTTCGGTAATAATTTTTTGAATTTGAGGCTCTATCTTTACAACAACCTCTAAAAGTTTTTTTTTCAAATAATTAGTAGAACTTAATCCACTACCATTTGTAATATTAATTAATTCCAAAAGTTGGTCAAAGGATGTTGGTTGGTCCCTTAAGTATCTTTTTTGTTGGTTTGATATATTATCTAATGATGAATTTAAACTTGCCGTAGATTGGGCAAATGAATCTCCTGCCGAACTTTTTAATTTTTTTGCTCCTGCCGAAATGTCTTTATAAGATTTGATTGAGTTTATTTGACTTTTTGCGCTGTCATAACTCTGATTTAAATCCGCCATTATTATTTCATTTTATAAGTTTCCTCATCGTTAGAAACATCCTTATCAATTAAATTTTGAATAAGGTCATCATCTAAATCCGCAAGAGAAAACGATTCATTATTATTGTTATTAGATTTTTCCCAAATACTTGATTGTAATTTAGATAGACTAATTTTTTTCTCAACGCAATCATTAACAATCTTTTGTTGTTTTTCAATTACAGGACCAATAGTCATCATGTCATTAGGGTCTTTTAACATTGAAAGCATTTTATTTTGAATCCTAATTGCTGTTTGTCTTTGTTCTACAAGTTCATTATAGATTTCTTGCATTAAAGATAATATTGAATCTTTACTAAAATTAATTTCTTTACGTTGTGGTCTAGGCATATCTATAAATACTTTTTAATCAGTTTTCATTTTACTTTGAATGAAAATATACAACTTTTTAAATCTTTTCATTGAGCTGCGAATTTCCTTTGTACTTAAATTTGTCATTTCTCTTAACGACAAAAGAATGACATTTTTATTAAATTTATTATTATCAGCCCCTGAAAAGATTGATTCGTAGTTATCAAATAAGTCAATTAGAGCGTACCCCAACTTTCTTTCATTATCGTTCAAATTTTCACCTTCAATAAAATCTTTTAATTCTTTAAGGTATTCAGTGATTATAATACTAGTATCAACTTGGTCTTCATCAATACGATACATCATATCGGGTCTTTCTTCAATACTTTCTGACATATCTTCATAAGATACCTTTCTGTTAATCTCTTTTTGGTCTTTTATTATTTGACCCATTAAATAATTTTTACAGATAGTACCAAAATAAGAATATGCTTTCTTTTCTTTTGAAGGTTTAAATTTATCAACCTTTGTCATTAAAAATGAATGAGTATCACAATGGATTTCGGTAAAATCCATATCTTTACGATATAATTTGTATCGTCTAATAATAGATGATATCATCTTATCTAAAGGACCTCTTAAGAATTCGTTATATATTTTGTTCTTCTCTTCTGAAGTTTCAGCCAATAAAAAATTTCTTACTGCGGTCTCTTCTCTAACATCAAAATAATTTACATTTACCGTTTTCCTACCCCTTTTTTTAGATAAAACATCTTCTGTTGTTGCAGATAGAGTTTCTTGCATTATCCATTGTCTGATTGATATTTTATGACTCTATCGTCAACAAAGAAAAATTCTTTTTTTGCGGTCTGAACCCAAAACTTAACTTCGTCTTCTAACATTTTGTTTTCACCAAATTTATAATTCCAAAAAATAGAACCTTCTCTCATGTTGGTGTGTTTATACCCAAGTTTAGGTATTGTCATAATTGACACAGAATTGTAAGTTAATCTTAACAAAAACTCATAGACAAAAGTTAATTTGATTGAAGGTTTAAATCCTCCAAAATCTTCAATAACTTGTTTTTTAATAACCGCACCAGCAGTTTGGAAGTTTTGATAATCTTGTAAAGTTTCATTAGTTAAGAATCCCATTTCTTGACTAAAGTTTGCTGCAAATGTTGCCTCATTAGTAAATCCTGCAAATAAACCTTTTTCATCTGTTTCAACAACTACAGGTAAAAATACTTGAGTTTCAGGAAATGAACCAATATATTTTTTAACATTTTTAAACCATATTGATGCATATTCATCATCAAATTCAAATAATGAAATCCAAGTACCTTTGGCGTTTTTAACACCAAAATTAACTTGGTCTGCATAATTAGGTTCTTTGTCCCATAATAATTTTGTAACATTTAAGTCACCAAAATCATATCCGTTTAAATGGTCAACTAATGATTCTTCAGTCGTATGTACAATTATTAATTCTTCAATATCAACAGTTTGTGATTTTATTGAAGTTATTGCCTTTTCAAAATAATCATTAAAATCTCTAGATTTAGATGATTTGATAGGTAGTATAATGGATAGTGATAATTTGTCGTTCATATTATTCTTCTGTTTTAGATATTTGTTGTTCAAATGATTCAGCTCTTACGTTTAAGTAATTTTCAAATAATGAAATTACGGTAGAGTCAAATTCTTGTTTATTTGTGTAGTTTTCAACCGTTGTTTTCATATTCTCATAAAGTTCGGTTTTGATGTTATCCTCTAACCAATTTTGAATGTAGTCAGCAATAAAATCACAAATTAAATTTTTATTTGTAATCCAAACTCCGTTATCATCATTCATCCATTCAGGTTGAATATTTGGAACTTTACCAATAACAGGTACACCCGATACCATTGATTCTAATGGGAAGGTACCAAAACCACTCTCATCATCAATCCAAACACTAACAAAACAATCTCTTAATGAGTTTGCAAATTCTTTTTCAGAAAGACCTCTTAAATCTCTAAATGTAAACCATCTGTATTGAGGGAATTTTAAATAGAATGTTTTAATTATATTAATTGTATCTGATTGGTCTTTAGTGTGAACCCCAATAATTGGCATTGGTGGAACATTTTTTGGGTAAAAACTATCTGTAATTAAAGGTTTGATAATATCAAAACTTGATTGTCTCATAACCGTTTCAACATACTCTTGTTGTTTTGTTGTTGTCGTTAAACATTTAAAGAAACCATATTGCGCCCAATTTTGACCAGGTTGTAAAGTTTCAACAATGTGATTATAGTTTTGAGTAAAAACTATTTTACCACAAGGTAAATTTTTAATTTGGTCCATTACGTACCCAAATAATTCAGGAACAATAATAAAATCTTCAGGGGCGATTTCTAAATTTTGACCTTCAATTGCTCTGTGAGGAATTGACATGTATTCTTCATCAAGCCAAGCAACAACGCCTGAGTATTCTTTTTTCTCGTGAAGAATTATAGGATTAAATCCTGCATCCAATAGCGTTTTTGCCATTTGATAAATTAATCTAACAGATGCTTTTGCATTACCTTTAGTATCTTGAATAAGAAAATAAATTCTTGATTTCTTATCTTTAAGGTTTTGAATTGACTGTTTTACTTTTTCGTTTAACGATGTGTCCATATTAATAATGATTTATAAGTTTTTTGTTTAATAAGCTATTAAATGCTAATCTGAATGGTATACTTGTGTTTGAACTTGATTTCATTCCTAACTGCTCATCAATTTCTTCATGTTCAGTTAAAACGGTGTCCATTAACATTTTTACCATTTCAAATTTTATGATGTTAATCCTTGTTTCTGTGTTACCTGAAGTCTCGTCGTCAGGGTATTGGTCAGACATGTCCAAATATTCTTCAACCTTGTCTAAGTCAATATAGTAGTTTTCTCCTAATACTTTAATCATATAGCTCTTTTATTTTTGTTTGTAATTCTTTTAATTTTGTTATTGAATATTCTGTTTTAATATCTTTGTTATACGATGTTTCATATTTAATAACAATTTTTCCATTCGGATGATTTAATAATAAGTTAGGATTTGCCGTAAGTAAAATGTCTATTGAGTCCCACATAGAATTAATTGTTGGTTCACTATAAAATTTAACTGATTCAACAAGACATCCAAACTTTGATATAAAAAACAACGAGGCTGGTTTTGATTTACCTATCTCATCAGAAACTATCGTAATATCATGATTATCTCTCATGTCTAAATAAAAGTCATTAAAATCCATCATACTTGAAGTTTCTACTGAACCTGCATGGCCAAAAATCTCCATGGTGTGCTCTTTGTATAAAAAATTGTAAAGTTCGTCCTCATCTTTAAATTTAAGATGTTTTGAAATATCCAAAGTTGTTAAATCAGAAATTACTTCGTATTCAGATTTTTCTTCATCTTCTTTGAATGGATTTTCTAAATACCATTTTTCATACTCTTGTTGTATTTTTTTCAAGGTATCACGTAATACTCCATTTAATTCTATTGCAATTCTCATTCCGTTTCGTTATCGTATTTTTGTAATATCTTAGTAATTAAAGGGTTTCTAACAATATCATTTTTGTCTTTAAACTCAAAAGTTGAAATATATTTGTCATCTCTAAATTTTTCAATTGCATCCCACAATCCACTATGAGTTTTGTTTTTATATCGGTCCGATTGTTCTACATCACCCGATATAAAAAATTTACTGTTGAATCCAATCCTTGTCAATAGAAGTTTCATTTGACTTGGAGTTGCATTTTGACCTTCTTCAAAAATTAAAATTGAATTATCAATATTCATACCTCTCATAAATGCCAAAGCAAATACTTCAACAATTTCTAATTCTTTTAATTTTTCTCTTGTTTCTTTTCCAATTATTTTATTTAACAAATAATATGATGGGAAAATATAAGGGTCTAATTTTTCTTCTACATTACCAGGTAAACTACCTAATTTTTCTTCAGCCTCAACCGCAGGTCTTACAATAATAATTTTTTCATATGGAGTGGTTGGGTCTGAAAGTAAGTCAATTGCCGCTTTCATGGTAATATAACTTTTACCTACACCAGCTGGTCCTGAACATATCGTAACTTCACTTGAAGTTAAAGTATCGTAGTATCTTTTTTGCGTTTGAGTTAGAAATTTTTCTTTGGTTTTCTTTTTTAGAATTGAACAAATTATTTCTTTTTTTGTTTTATTATGACCCTCTTCCATTGAAGGGGTTGGTACTGGTGATTTTTTTGGTCTTGTATTACCCATTTATTTTTTATTTTTAGTTTTATTGATAATTTACATAATCTTTTTGTTCTCTAACGTCAGAGTTAGTAAGAGTATTAATTTTATCTTTTAGTTCAAATCTTTTGTCATTAGTAAAATACACACTTCTTGATAGTTCAATAAAATTATTGTCAAAGTTTTTTTTACTTTCAATGACTCTTAAATTATCCTCAATGTCCCAAAGTTTTGAATTAGTCTCTACTAATTCATGATATAGTTTTAATACTTCCTCATCGTTTAAAAAAACGGATGAAAAATTATATAACAATTCAAATTCATTATTAACATAGTTTAATTTATCTATGTTAGTTATTTTTGTTTTTTTAACGTGTAATATTGATAATTTATCAATTAATTCACCAATGCTAATAGGTACTGTAATCAATTTTATTTTATTTTAGTTCTGTTTATTGAATTTTCATTCGCATCTCTACGATAAACGGTTTTACCATTATCTGGACTTTCATAAATCCATACAGTTTTTTGTTCTTTATCGTCTACTTGAGCTTTAATCCATTGATATGTTTTTTTCAATCCAATAGATAATGGTTGACTAACTTCCCAACCAACTTTTTCTTTGTATAATTTGTTATCAGAATTTCTACCTTTAACACCCAACGGGCATTTAAATCCGTATTTACTAATAAATTCTTCACCTTCAATATTTTTGATGGTTAAATCTTTAGTTGAAATTGCAATTGCCATTCCAGCCAATTGGTTAATGGTTACCATTTCTTCTGACCCAATATTAACTGGCCCTGTAAAATCGCTCTCCATTAATCTTAAAACAGCCTCTACGCACTCATCAACATATAAAAATGAACGTGTTTGTTTACCATTACCCCAAACCTCAATAATATCACCATCTTTAGCTTCTGCTACTTTTCTACACATAGCTGCTGGTGACTTTTCTCTACCACCAATCCAAGTTCCTTGTGGTCCAAAAATGTTATGAAATCTTGCAATTCTAACATTTAATCCATAATTTCTATGGTAAGCCAAAAATACTCTTTCCGAGAATAATTTTTCCCATCCATACTCAGAATCAGGATTTGCAGGATATGCAGAACTCTCTTCACAATTTGGATTATTTGGGTCTAATTGGTTGTGTTCAGGATACATACAAGCGGATGATGAGTAGAAAACTTTTTTAACTTTTTTCTTAACGCACTCTCTTGATACGTTTAAATTAATTGTTGCAGAATTATGCATTAAATTTGCGTCGTTCTCACCTGTAAAGATGTATAACGCTCCACCCATATCTGCAGCCAATTGATATACTTCATCAACACCTTCTTCAATGACAGTATCAACTACTTTAGGGTCAGTTAAATCACCTAATATAAATTCATCACAAATTTCACTATGGAAAAAATATTCGTGTTTTTTAATGTCACATATTCTTACGTGATTACCTTCTTCTTTTAATCTTTTTGCTAAATGACCACCGATAAAGCCACCGCCACCTAATACTACAATTTTCTTACCTGTCTTTTGATTCATGTGCTACTTTGTATTCTATGTTAAGTTTATTAAAAATTTCATCACAACTAATATTATCTGATGACCATTTATCTAATTCTGATTTTTCAAAATATTCTTCATTAACCCACCAATCTTCAAATGGATGGTTTTTATATAGTTCGTGTGACACATCAGCACAAAGTAGACGATAACCTTTTGATTTTAAAAGTTCTCTTTGTGGTACCCTTTCTTGTTCGTGAAAATGATTACCAATATAAGCGTCATGCTCAATTGTGATTATTTTAAATGAATAATTTGTGTCAATAATTTTTTGAAGTAATTTGAATCTATCTCCACATTCTTCCATATCTAAAGTTAAATAATCAATTACTTTATCTGAGTAATAATCTTTAAGTAAATCATTGTAATCTTGATTTAAACAATCTTTTTGAAGAAATTTGCAATTCCTTACTTTCCATTCTTCGCTGAAGTCTTTAATATCCAAAGATATACCGTCCCATCCGTTTAGTTCTAACAAATAAGTGTTATTAATTTTTTTAGGTAAAGAACATCCTAAATCTAAAAATGTTCCTGGTTTACCGTTCATTAAGTTGTGGACAAATAAGTCTTGTCCTGATTGTGAATATGATTCCATAATTTTTTTTTATTAAAATAGTTGAGCATTGTCTTTAAATAAATAACAATTATCAAAAGACTTTTTTATTATTGGTATATAAGTTGTTGGATTTCCAGGATATAAAATTGTTTTATATGAATCTCTACCAATTAAAGACAAACAATACATTTGTATTAGATATTCCTGTTTAGTTATGTTGTAAGTTGAAATGAATTTATCGTCTCTTATGTCTTTTAATTCATTGTGAAACCCTATCAAATTATTAGACATTGGTATTTGTGTTATAGTTTTAAACTTAAGGTTTGAACTTTTAAAATCGTTTAAAACTCTATAATCATCAGTTTGTATTAATATTTCTTTACCATCTAAATTAAGTGTGTTTAAAATACCTATGTAAGCACTTGTGTCTGGTATTCTTGATTCACCAGACTTGTCAGTACTTCTTGCCCACACAAATACAGTATTATTTATATCAATATTGTTTGAATACATTAAATTGTTATAATAACTAACAATACTTTCTTTTGGGGTAAAAAACTTATCAATAACTTGATTGGTTATGTTAAAGTTAAGATGTTTAACATCATCAATACCAAGACCAAAAGCACTGGTAATTAAGTATTGTTCAAAATAACTTTTATCTTTGTCTGATATGTTTGAGTAATCAATTTGATTATTATTTTTTTCAAAAAATAAATCAAACGCCTCTTCTCCATTATATTCGTCTAATATTAATTCTACTGACTCTACTTTATATCCGTTTAATTCTAACAACGCAATTTTACGAATAACCCAAACCAAATTTGCATATAACCCAGCATCTCTTTTAAACTGATATGACTTAGTTTCTTGATTATAACTTTCGTAGTTTAAACTTAAAATGTTAGATAATTTCATTATTAATTGATTTTATAATTTTGTTTACACCTTCTTTTAGAGATATTTTTGGTTTCCAAAATTCAAGAATATATGGGTCTGGTTCATTTTTCTTATTTAATTGAACACTATCAATTTCTGTTGATGGGGTAATTTTACATGTTATTGTTTCTTGTATAATTTCAGCAATTTCCAAAATTGTACTCCATTCAAAACTGGTAATATGTAAATTTTTATCTCTGTCAATTTTATTATATTTTTCAGATAAAATCATAAGTGCGTTTGAACAATCTTCAGCATGAAGAAATTGTCTTTCTTCTTTACCATCCGTCATCATTGTAATCTCACCTTCTTTCGCCTTTAAAATAAAATCGGTGATTACATGAGACTTTTCTAAATCGTGTTCAACACCATAAACATTCCAAAATTTAACAGTTAATCCATTTAAAGCTTTTGAATATACTTCACCAATTGATTTACAAACACCATATGGGGAGTATGACATATTAGCCATTTGAGATGATGCAAAAATAAATGGTTTATTGTATTTTTTAATTGTTTCAAATGTGAATAAAGTTAACCTTACGTTGTTGTCAATGAATTCATATGTGTGTTGATATTTTTTTAAATATCTTGAACCACCGACATCAAATGCTAAAAACATTACAAAATCGGTGTCCTTGATATATTCTTCTAACACACCTTGAATTCTTAAATCTTTATTTTTATCTGACGCGATATCAAATTCTACAACCTCATGTCCTTTATCTTTTAGGAAAATACATAATTCGTGTCCAACTTGACCATCAGAACCTAATACCAAATACTTCATTAAAATAAGTTTTTTAAATAATTCTCCCACATATAATCTTCAGATGTGCCCATTTCCATTGCAATTTTAAAATTTCTTTCAATTGCAGGTAACATAGATTGATATTTTTCAGGAGTTAATGTTGACAAATCTGGGTCATCTTCCAAGAAAATAACACCAGCAGGGTCAAAATACTTTTCAACAACTTTTCTTGAACCCCAATAAACAGGTACGGTTCCCATTACAAAATTGTCAGTTAATTTTTCGGTAAAATAAGTGTCTGAATTATCATTTTCAATTGATACTGAGAACATATAATCTCTTAATCCGTCTTCTTTATCTGTTAATTGATTTGGTCTTCCTGAACCAAATAAATCAACTTTATCTTTTAATTTTTCTACCCAATCTAATCTGTTTTGGTGACCACGTAACCAACCTTTAGTTGAAGCAATCATACTAACCAATTTAGTTTTTGGGTGAATTGTTCTGTTTTGAGGCCAAATCCATGGAGCAGCATTTGAAATTGTATACGTAAATGGAGCACCTAATTCAAGTAGACTGTCCATACAAGTGAAAATACATTTGTAATGCTCTCTTGTCATTTCCAAGTTGTCAACAAGATATTTGATAGTACCCTCATTCATTTGAGGTGATTCTAACAACCATCCAATTTTTTCTCTTGACGGGTCATTAAATCCCAAATCTTTGATGTAATTATCAACATAAACACTCACGGTGTGAGGGTCTTGTGTATCTCTTGATAGCCATTGAATATACTTTGGCATGTTTCGGTTAGATGAACAATCGTAATCGCCCCACCAGTCTGAAACTTTTCTAATTTTTACTTTTTCACTCATAGTTTAATTTTTAGGTTTTAATTCTCCATCAACATAGATTACTTCTAATTTTGTCCAATCAGGTTGAAACATATCGTAATAATTCTGTGGACCACTAGGACCGAACCAAATTGATGGTGATATAATTTGTTTATTTTTGTTTTTATTTAAAAATGCTGACCACCAAGAAAAAGTGGAATTTGGAATTATATTGTTCTTACATAAAGACATCATCCACATATCAACATAATCATCTTCATCAACTAATGTTATGTTTTCACCATTAAAGTTTTTATTTAACCATTCTTTATCATCACCAAATAAAAATAAGTGACTGTATGGTCCAACCATTTCTAATGCCTTATCCAAATACTCTTTAGATACACTTGGGTGAATGTGTGGATTTTGTTTGTAGTCACCAAATCTAATGTGAATTGATACCGTATTGTCTTGATTAAGTTGTGGGTATTTTTCATAAATTTGTTTTATGAATTCTTCAGTTGGGCCAAACAAATCTTGTATTTTTTCGTCAAATCCTAAAAGGTTTTTCCCACTCTGGAAGTAACCCTCAAACACTGTATTATCCTCAACAGGATTTACTTCAGAATATTCCCACGGTCCTTCATGTACTTTAGTAAACCCATCAATGTTATCAACAAATTTTAATCCTCTAAAGACGTTATCTTTATAATGTGAAGTATCTTTACCTTGCATTGGGGTCCAAGACCTTGGGATAAAAACGGTTTCTCTATTATTTTTCCATCCTTGAGCCAACGCGTGTGCTGCTTGGAACATTTGATTACCAAGACCACCCATTAAATTACATGATATTAAATTGCTCATAATTTATTTAATTTTCCAATTTTCCCAAACAAAGGGGAATCTCCAAGTAAGTTCATGTGTTTTTGACAGTTCTTCACTAATATAGTTATAGTCTGAATTTTCTTCCCCATCAAAAAGATGAAACTGTACTTGAATGTTTTTTATCTTTGTTATTTTATCAGACTCTATTAAATTTTTTAATATTGGGTATTCAGCACCTTCAACATTAATTTTCATTAAATCAATTGATTCTTGACCAATTAATTCAAATATTTCTTTAGCCTCAATTGAATCACTTTCAAATGTTGATTCATTGAAAAAAATTGATGCCTCTGATTCCGAAACACCTAAAGTTATTTTTTCTTTTTTATCTGAAACGGCAACACAAAAAGTTTCATATCCCGAACCTTTTAATTCATTACAAAATTGAGGTACAACCTCAAAACAATATATTTTTGAATTATATTTACCTCTAATCAAATTACACCAATTACCATGTCTTGCACCTAAATCAACAACAATTGAATTATTATTTAATTCATAATTTATTCTATAGGTATTATCACCATTTTGTTGTCTCCACTCAATATCGTTTGACGGTTTAATTTTCATTTAACAATTTCTATTTTCTACAAATTTATCACCATAAAGTAAATCTCTATGTTTTTCTAATATTTTTTGGGCATTTACAGTAACTAATTGACTGTGTAATGCATGGTTTTTTTGACGAGTAGACCCCCAACTTGGGTCAGAAGTATAGTCAATCCAATATAGCCCTGATACCTTATTTAACTCTTTAAATGCTCTCATTGATATATCCATATCGTCATAATTTTGAGGTGAAAAATATTCATCTAAAAAATTAAGTTTTACAACATCTTGGTAGTCATACATTAATGGACCTCTATTACCATATTCTCGGGCATAAAAAATGTCTCTTGACGAGTCTTTTTTACCTGCCATGTCAACATAATTAATTTCTCTTGATTGTTCGTTGTATGTGTTATTATGTGCGATGAATGAGGTTACCGCAAAAACGTCATCAAATGTTTGATATGGTTTTAACATTCTAACATCAAAATCTTTTTCATTTACGACCATATCATCTTGTATCAACAATGCGTAGTCGTTTTCAACTATTTTTAAACCTGCGTTATTTGCTTTAGTTTCAAAAACGTCATCAGTATATACGTAATTAACTTTCATTCGTTTAACATCTTTAAGTATGTTTTTAACGATAGGAATTGAGTTATCGGTACATCCGTCAAATACGACTATAAATTGATTTGTGTTGTTAGATAAATTATTAACCAACGAGTGACAGACTTTTTCAATTAAAAAATCTTTATTGTGTATTGTTAAAACACAGGATACATTTTTCATATTAAGGTAGAAAAAAATTGTGAGTTATGTTGTTTATAAAACTATTAGAAAATTTAAGATTATTTTTTACAATTAAATTTGTTAATATACTTTGGTCCCATCTATGAAACTGCCAACCAGGAAAGTTTTCACCATGAATGTTTTCATCATCAGAAACAATTTGTCTATTTCTACAAAAAAATAGATATTCTTCAAAAAATGTAATCATTTCTTTGGTTTTTTTAACACCAATAATTCCTGCTTCAACTTGAGCTACCTCATGATACTTTTCTTCATCACATCCCATTAAAACAAAACAATCTCTTTTTGTTGCGTGTTTTTGTTTTATTCTTACCCCATTCCAATTTGTAAAATAATAATCTTCTGTTTTAAAAAAATCTTTCATTGAGTTTACAATCTCTCCATTAAGTTTGTCCCCAGCATCAATATATAATAAAACATCACCAAATTCCATGTTATTAAAAGTGTCCAATATAATTTTAGGCTTCCAAACCCAATATCCGTCACCTTTTTCTAAATCAAGTAATTCTTTATTTTCTAAATAAAAATCACCTTGCTTAACATCTTCAGCCCGATAGTTGTAAATTTTATCAAACCCTTTTGATTTTAAATCGTCAATTAAAATATTTTCTCTTATTCTAAAATTTTCGTCAGTATAAAAACAAACATTAACTTTCATATTACAAATTTTTATTTTTCCATGATTCCCATACAAATTCATAATTAAATTGTAAGTCAAAACCTATAGATTCTAATTTTTCTTGTATGTTTTTATGTTTAAGTTCATAATCTTCACCGTATTTGTGGAATTGAACTTGTAGGTATTTTATTTTATTAATAATACCAGAGTCAATCCATTTTTCCAATAATGGGTATTCCTCACCTTCAATATTAACTTGTAAAAGGTCAACTTGTTTTATATTGTATTTTTCTAAAAAATACTCTAAAGTGTGACAAGTTACTGTAATTTTTTCTGAAGATTCTAAATAAGATGATGTTGCATCACCATCCATATAAAGAGTGATTTCTTTTTCATCGGTAGATATTCCACAATTTTCAAGTTTAATTTTTTCTCTACTTGGTTTGTTAAATGTTCCAATGTAATAGTCAACCTCATCAACTAATTTGTTATAAAATTGTGGAACAGGTTCAATTGATAATATGTTGCAATGAAATTTTTGTGATGCGGTTTTTGTCCAATATCCATGGTATCCGCCAAGTTCAATTATTTGAGAATTTTCATCTAATGGGTAATTTAATATTAATAAATCATTTCCTCTGTCTGCGTCCCATTTTTCGTTTGGTGTCATAGTATAATATAAGGTTCTTTATTTCTAATTATGTTAACAATTGAATTTACCATTGGCATATTAACTTTATGGTCATTCAATGGGTTATTTTCGTTATAAATGTAAGTTATTGTTGGGATATGTCTATAATGTTTTTCTCCCGACATTTCAAACATTGGGAACATAAATGATAAGTCACCTGCAACACTCCAATAATTTCCTTCAGAATCTTTTAAATCTTCTTCTTTGATTTTTTTCCATAACCAAGATTTCCATGTCCTTAAATGAGAAAGTGTAAAGTTTTGTTTTCTAATGTTATCAAAATTTGCTGGTGGTACTGAGAATCCCTGAGCTCCGTTACTATACTTAAATGAACCACTTGTTATCCAAACATTCTCATCTTGGTATGTGTCATTAATTAATCCCAATACGTTTGAGTTTGGTAACCAATCGTCCCCATCAATTTCAACACAAATTTCATCATCAGGAACATTCATACCCCTAATTATTTGGTCGTAATTACCTGGTTGATACATTTTAGTTTTATTCTCAATCAAAATAAAACGTTCATCACCCTCAATAGTTTTCTTAATAGTATTAACCGTATCATCAGTTGATAGGTCATCGGTTATGTAACATTTAAAATCTTTAAATCTTTGAGACATAATACTCAATAAAGATTTTTCTACATAATTTTCACAATTATATGTTGTGGTTAATATTATCATTTTATAATGTAATTTTATATCCTTCAGGTTTAGAGCCAGATTTAAAAAGTCTAAGTCTATTATTATATGATTCACACAATGAGTTTAACTTTTTTGATACATCGTCGTGTTCAATTACGTTTAAAGAATAACCTTCATTCAATAGGTCAATACATAATTGAAATTGTTGTGACTCGTCTAAAATATTTACCCCCTTTTTATATGTTATGTGTTCCATAACAAATGGGACTTCTTTATTTGGATTTTGTTGTATAAAAAAGTTTTTAATGAATGATGAATGTTCTTTATTAAGAGTGTCGGTAAATAATGGTAAGTTTGATTCAATCCCAAGGTTTTTAGTAAAAATACCTAACGCTCTATTTTCATTCGGTAATGATGGTCCTCCATATCCAAACCCATATTTTAATGATTTTTTTCCAATTCTTGAATCACCACCAATTGTTGTTAGTACCATATTAATTTCATCTTGAAGACCTAATTTTGACATAACATCCCCAATCATATTTGCATATGTAATTTTAGTTGCAACAAAACTACTAATAGCTAATTTGGTTAATTCGGATGCTTTGATTGACATACTATAAGCATTAACAGGAACTTTTAAAATTTTATTATAAAGTTTAATTAATTCGTTAGCTAATTCTTGATATTCAGTACCAATCAAAATAACATCAGAAGTTTCAATACTTGATACAATATTACCATTTATAGTTTGTAAAGGATTATACGCAACTTGGACGTTAAACATGTTTAACCTTTCTTGTATTTGTGATACGTCCCCAACATTTGTTGTACTACCTACTATAAATTTTTTATTATATAGTGGAGTGTCTAATGAAGATGCACTATAAAAATTAGTGACTAACTCAAAAATTTTTCTCGTGTCATAATCACCATCAATATTGATTGGGGTATCTACATAAGTAAAAATTATATCTGAGTTTATAATAACGTCTAAAGTATTTGTTGTTGCACTAAATTGTTTAACATCAAATAGCATTGATTGAATCATTGGTTCATTTGTAATACAAATTTTTTGATTCAAATTGTAAACGTAATCTTCATTATCATCATGAATAATAACATTGTAACCATTTTTTTCACACAATAATCCAAATGAAAGACCTACTTTATCTCCACCAATAATACCTATTATCATATAATTTTTATATATTCGTCTTTTATTTGTTGTGCAACTTTTAATGTGTGGTATTTTTCAATATCTAATGGAGGGTTAAACTTTTCTTTAGATAATATAAATCCACCTTTATCTACTTTATATATCCAACTTGGTTTCCCGCACATCCAACTTTCAATTGTTGTTCTACCTAATTGAATCCCTGCAGTTTCATATGATTTTAAAATAAAGTCTTCAATTTTCCAAGTTGCTGGGAAATGTTTAACATGATTTTCCAATAAAACATTTTCCAAATAATTTCCATTGTTATCACCAACTAACCAAAGTTCTTTTCCAAGTTCTCTGGTATATTCAATTAAATCTAAGATTGTTTCTTTTCTCAAATAATCTATAGTACCAACAAACAAAACATAATTTTCTTCAGATACTTTTTTAGATTGGAACTTTTCATTATCAACTGGATTATAAATCACCTCAATCATTTCTTCAGGTATGTCAAAATTGTTAATCATGTGTTCCTTAATTTCAGGTCGGATTGCAATATATTTTTTAATTGTAGGGTCAACAACAGGGTCTTCCAATGAAATAACCTCTGAATGGATTGCGCTTATTTTAGGTAATTCAGGATACATATTAAGTATTCTTTCTGCAACAGGTTTATGTTGGAAATGAATAATGTCATAATCTACATCAGATACTCGGTATAACGCGTTTGGTGTTGATGGTTTAAACCCATCAGGAGTATTAATACCCCATTGTCCATCACCAAGTTTAAAACCAGGTGCGTTTTCAAATGAAACACATTTAATACCAAGTTTATTTGCCATATCAGTAACAGGACCACCAATTTGTGATAATACCGTAACACTACAGTTTAATTTGATTAAACTTTTTGCTAATTCAAAAACATACAATTCTGACCCCGTAAAGTTTCTAAATGAAATGCAAGATAATAATACTTTTAATTTTCTGTTTGGGTCAAATGGGATTTTAGTTGGTAAATTTTTACTATATTTTTGGGCAAATAAATTTTTATTTTCCTCCCATTGTTCGTTTGTTTGTCCAATAGATTTGTGAGTAATTCTAATGTTTGAAATAACACCAACCTTAACCCCTTCTATTTGATTTTTAAAACAAAATCCAATATCGTAAAAATGGAAACCTTTAAACTCTTCATCAAAATTATGTTTAATTCTTGATTTACTTAATGCGATAAAAACACCGTCAACAATAACTGTTTCTCTAATTGATTTACCTAAATCTTCAGAGTATTTTGATGTCCATTTTTTTCCACCACTTTCATGGTTTACAATACCAATCATTTTTCTTCGTGTTTCCCACCATTGACCTGACGATGGCATTTCAGTTGTACCTGCAACACCTAAAATACCGTATTCACTATTTTCAAAGTGAGTCTTCAATTTGTAATACCAACTATTAGTGTCAAAGTAAATGTCGTCATGACACAATACAACTATGTCAGTTTTTGCTTCGTCAAGTATTTCGTTATAAACTTGAGAAAGGGATTTCTCCCCATTATTAATTTTTTCAATTACCTCAATCTTCTTAAACCCTGAACTTTTTTTTAAGTATTCAATAAATTTTGGGTTATGTTCTCTTGTGGAGTATCCTACTGTAATCATATTTAATATTTTTTAAATTATTCCTGTACTACCAAATCCGTTGTTACCTCTATCTTTATCTTCAATTTGTCTTACTTGTTGAATGTTAACATATTTACCTTGAACTACGGGACATAAGACACATTGACCTACCTTCATTCCTTTTGGGATTGTAACGGTGGTATTATTGGTGTTAAACACAATAACTTGTATTTCACCTGTATATCCTTGGTCTACAGTTCCTGGCGTGTTAAGAACGGTTAATCCTTGTTTAATTGCCAAACCACTTTTTGGTCTAACCTGTATTTCATAACCTTCTTCAAAAGAAACTTTTATTCCTGTTGGGATTAACGCCCTACCAAAAGGTCCAATAATAACTTCTTCGGTTGCATGTAAATCAAATCCTGAATCTGACGGATATGAATATTTTGGAAGTACAGCATTTTCATGTACCAATTCAACTTTAATTGTCCTTGTTTTTGCCATTTGGTTAATTTCATTTTCCATATCTTCAAATGAAAGACCTAACATATCTTCTAATTCTTTTTGATATTCTTCTTCGGGTTGAATCCCTAATTCAGATTGAATTTTTTCAAATTGTTTTTCAATCTCTTCTCTAAGTTTTGGGTCAAAATGACCAAGTTGTCCTAAATCCATTATTTTAATTTGTTTAATTTTTTAATTACCTCAATTAATACTTCAACATCTTTTTCACAATATTTTACAATACCTTCAATATCTTTTTTAACCCAAAATGCTTCGTGAACTTTATTACCCGTCACCTCCATTGTTTTAGATGACTCAACTCCCAAACAAACACACATAAGTTCTAATGATGCGATTGAACCGTATCCTCCATATTGCCATACTTCTTTGGTATCCAAAGCTTTAATTTCCCATGGTTTTGTGTCGTGACCTGGTAATATTTTAGGTGGCATAATACCATTCATAATCATTCTTTTTGCCATCATTGGGATGTCAAATCCTTTTACATTATGACCACATAAATGGAAACCAAGTTCACCAACTCTATATAATAGTTTTTGTGCGTCTTGTAATAGTTTCTTTTCATCAGGGTCACTGAATGATTGCATTTTAACTTCACCTTTATCTGTAACAAACGCAACGCTAATACAAGCAATTCTTGCAAATTCAGGAACTAACGCGGCTCTGTTAACAAACATATCACCAACAGGTTTGTCTGCGTCTTCAGGAAATCTTTTTTGAAACCAATCGTGGTAGTTTTGAAATTGGAAAGCCAACTCAGGTCTATTTGACTCAAGTGACTTCCAATCAGGTTGAATACCTACTGTTTCAATGTCTAAGAATAATAATTTTGTAATTGGTGTGTTTATCATTTGATTATTGATTTATAAAATTCTGCTCTGTCTTTTGTTACGTTCTTTAAATCGTATTTGTCTTTAACTGTTTCGTATAGTCTTTCACCCATATCTTTTGCCATGTTTGGGTTCTTAATTAATTTTTCAATGTACTTAGACCAATCAGAATGATTTCTTTTTTCATCTACTAACATTGCATTTCCATCAACAAATTCACCATTTTTTAAACAATGTTTTAAATCTATAGTGTATGGTCCAATGTCGGAAGCAATTACCGCTTTTTTATAGAAACCAGCTTCAATTACTTTTAACTGAGATTTTACTCTATTAAACATGGTATTTTTAATTGGTGCCAAAGATACATCAAATTTTGAATAATTCTTAGCATAAGATGTAACAGGTTTTGTCCACACCCTTAAATAAGCTTCATTCATTTCATTTGCGTACGACTCTTGAGTATAGTTCAATAAAAACTTCTTGTAATCTTCAGAAACCGTTGTTAAATTTTGTGTAAAGATTTTTTCGTATTGTGCCCAAACAGTTTCATGTGGTAGAATGTTTCTTTTCTTCTGTTCATTTGTTTGTTGATTAATTTCGGTAACAGTGCCTCTAGTGTCAAACCCACATAACACAAATTGTAATTTGTCTTTATGTTGAACTAATCTACCTAAATCTAATAATTGAAGGTCATGTAAGTGAGAAGAACCACCTAACCACCCAACTCTTAATCTATCAGATTCAAGGGTAGGTTCTTTAAATTGTGGTTCGTTTGGATTAATTGCATTTGGAAAAATAACAACATTTTTGTTTAACTTTTTAATTTCGTCCGCAAATATAGTTGTTGTTGTTGTAACATACTTGGAAACCCTAAGGTTTGCCATAATTTTTTCGTTAATCTTATTAACTCTAATAATATCGTGAATTGGGTGTTCTTTTCCTGGCATCCAATAGTCATCAATATCACAAATTGTAATAACACCAAGTTCATTTAATTTTTGAATTAAATCGTAAGCCCTATCAAAATCAGGACCAATACTTCTGTGAAATGCGACTATTTGATATTCTTTCCAAAAGTTCATATCATCATATGATGGTTCGTATATGATATCTACGTGAAAATCATTCCCATAAAGATTTTGTAAAAAGACGTGAGGGTCTACAGACCTAAATTTACCCACACCTGTTCTGTCGGATGGGACAACTAATACTTTGATTTTAGACATAATAAATTAATATATTTTACAAAAATATAGTAATTCACGACTAATAAATAAAGGGGTTAGGACAATTTTTTAATTTTGGTGACTTTACCTTCAAAGATGTGCTTTCCAACTTTAAAACTAAAAACTTCATTAGATTTTTCAGAACTTTCAGTTATTAAACCATTTTCATGTAATGCTTCATTAACCGCTTCATTAATCATCTTTTTAATTAATTTATAGTCAATTCCACCCACAGAAGATTGTGGTTGTTGGGTTTGTTGTTTTGGTTTTGCAGATTCAGGAATATATCCTTCTTTGTTTGCATTCATTAACCTTGATGCTCTTTCAATCAAGTCATTAGATATTGTTGTATTTTGTTGTTGAGGCTGACCAATAGGGTGTTCCATCATTAACCTTTTGATTTCATCAGGTAATTTAGAATTTTTAATTGCATCTACCGTAGGAACCCCAACTGGCTTAGTATTTTCTCTTGGTACATTTGAAAGGTAAGGTTGTTGTGTTTGTTCCGATTCCTGTAAAAATTCTGCAGGAATATTATATTTTGCCGCTGGCGCATCAAATTGTTGTAATGATGTAGGAGGTAATCCTCCATTCATAGAATTACTATTTTTAATTCCATCTGCTTTATCCATAATTGCTTTTGATAAAGCTAATTTTTCCATTAAATTGCTCATATTATGTTATATTTTCTTCTTCAGGCGTTGGTGGTTGAGTTGGTGGTGTTTCAGGTGTTGGTTGAGGTGTTGGAGGGCTATTATCAAACTTTGCGTTTATTATAACACTGACCATACTTTTATCACCGTTAAAATTATAACCTGGTTTAGGTTCATTGTAAACCTCACCTGTAGGTTTGTTTGATAGTATTTTATCTAATCTAAAAAGTCTCCATCCAGGTAATGGTTGTTCACCTTTGTACCCTGTGTGAGAAGCTCCTTCATTATCCCAAGCCCTTAAAACTTTATTACCTGCTTTACTAACTCCTAAGCATACAGGTTCAATTTGACGTATACCTCTACCACCTGGTTCATCACCATCGTAGTAAATAATAACAACTTTTCGTCCTTTAATAGCATCAATAATACTATCTAAAGAAGCGATTTCACAAATTAAACCTTTTAATGCTCCTTGAAGTTTCATTAGAAATTAGGATATGTTTGGGATTGGTTAAATTTATTAATTTTTATTTCACTTTTTCTTTCAACAACGTCTTCAATTGTTCCAGCAGCCGTGTTGTATACATCTAAAAATGTACCCGTACCTCTACCCATAGAATCTCCATCGGCAACAGCATCTTTGTTAACTGATGAATATTCATTCCCAATTTTATTATAATCATTTTTTGGGATTAATTTTGCTCTTTCTTGGTCTGCATATGCAGTTAAAGCGTTTGGTTCTGTTTGATTTAAATCAACAGGTGTTTGTTGTGCCATATTTTTATATTTTTGATATTAGTTCGTTTATTCTCTTAACACTTTCATTCACTGATGGATTATACTTATCTACAGTTCTTGAATGTTCTTGAGATGTTCTTACGTTTGTAAAATCTTTTTTCTCGTGAGGGTCAATAAATTGGTTCATCATACCAGCATTCATTTTATTAGTTTTGGTATTTTTAACATAATCCCTCATTTTTCTTAATTCATCGTTAACCCAATTTTTAATTTCAACACCACCATTTAAAATAAATGAAGGTTGTTTGTGGTTACCTTTAAAAGTATCAAAAAAGTTTTTAATCCTTTTTAATTGTTTGTAGGTTATGAATTTTTGAGATTGTAATTCTTTGTTTCTATTATAACCTTCAGTATTCTCATCCGCATTCTTTACCATATGAAAACATTTTTTCATATGTTCCCTTTTATCGGATGGGAATTCTATTTCGTTATCGTATAAACTTTTATTCACTTTTAAACATCTTTAATAGTTCAGAAATAGAAATTCCTTCTTTTTCTGCTTGTTTCTTTAATGATGAAATATTTTTCTTTAAAATATTTGATGTGTTTGATTCTTTTCTACCAACTTCAGAATTGTCTGAATTTTTTTTACCCATTAAAATATCTTCCACAACTTTAATCATCTTTTGTTTTTGAATTTCTGATAAAGTTGCTCTTGTTACAAAATTTTTATCTTTATAATATTTTGATTTTTTATCTTTATTACCTGTTGGGTCTTGACCTTTTTGTTTTGTTCTTTCTTTTGCTTCATCAGGTTCCATTCCCATCTTCTTAACTAAATATTTGTAAGTTTCAGCTCCGTCCATATCTTCGGTTTCTTCATAACCAAAAGCACCTGACATATCAATCTCACTTACTTCTTCAACTGACTCACCATAATATGTTCTATAACCACGAGAAATAGGGTCGTTTGTAATACGAGCCGCAGCAACCGTTTGGTCCATTGTCTTTTTTGGGTGAAGTTTTGGGTCAAGAATTGGAATTTTAGAGTTGGATAATGCTCCATCTAAATTTACTAATTCTTCCAAATCCTTCTTAAGACCTTTAGTTGTTTTAATTTTTTTCTCTTTGGCAACTTTCTTAAGATGGTTTTTAACTTTTGTACCCTTACTTTTTTCAAAGTGAATCACCTCATCTTTTTCACGGGCTTCAGTCAAATTTCCTTCTACAGAGAAATATAATGAGTATTTATCTCCCTTATCTCTTAAAAGAAAATAGTATGGTGATGAATAAAATTCTGTATCTGTTGTAATCATCTCTTATTTTTATAATATAAATACTAGCTCACAAGGTATTTATCATTGTAACATGGCATATCAAAATATTAATCAATATAATTTTAGAAGATTTGGTCTAAAACCTGTCAATGAAGTGACCGACTTATGTCTTGCTTCAGATGAAAAAGATTACGACCAAGAAGTTATTTTTTCACCATTATTAATTGGTGAAGACGATGGTAATAGAATGCCATTCAAATTTGATTTTAATAGTAGTGGTACCACATTATGTCAGGTTTCACCTTGTGTTTTTAGTAGTGATACAATCGTTTCTGAAAATTATTGGAACCCAACAGACACTGACCCAAATTTTTGCCCTATAGTTACTAACTTATGTGATGTTGGACTGACAGGTATTGATAACGGGTTGGTACAGAATATGTCGGGAGAAACTATTCAAGTAACAACAGGGTTATATACAAATATTTCTGATAAATTTAGCAGATACAAATATGATAGGAGAATGAAACTTCATCCTATCACTGGTTTTACAACAACACAAAATAGATTGTGGAATGATGGTTCATACAATTATGATTTATCGTACACAAATGCAGGTGGAGATATTGGATATGTTGCAACTTTAAATGGTGGTTTCTATCAAGGATTCTACAAACTTGCAGGATATAATTACCAAGTATTCCCTGAAAGAGTTAGTTTAGGTTGGACAACTGAATTCATGTTAAAATACAGATGGACTGGTGATACTTCAGTTGGATTAAATGTTAGATACCCTGAAAATAAAGGAACATTCTTTTATATGGGGGCAAGAGCAGAAAATAAATTTTATCATTATGCCGATGGTAGTCCAAAACAAGATACAGGATATACAAGAGTTACCTCAGGTTTAACTTGTATGCACACTTGTGGTTGTGCTAGTAGTGCAAATACATCTTCAGAATGTCTTCAAGTTTACCAACCATCAGGAGGAACTATCACAACTTGTTTATGTGGTTGTCCATGTGAATGTAGTACAAGTGCTCAATACCCTGAAAAAGACCCATTATACGATGAAGTCTCAAACGCTCTATCATTAAGATTAAGTGGTGATACTGGTAGTCCAAGATTATGTGTTAAAACATATAGAATAACTGGTGGATGTGAAAGTACTGGAACTTGTTTAACAGGTATAACCTATGTTACAGGTACTTCGGTAACTGAATGGTGTTCAACAAGAGGTATTTTTGATGATTGTTCGGGAACAACTTACCAAAACGTAGAACATTGGGCTCAAATTGATGCCGTATTCCAAAGATATGAATGGTTAGATACTTGTGACTTATATGATAAAGGTGGGTTAGGTCTGCTTGTTAAAGACGTATATTTTGCAACAATTGAAGGTAGAAGTGTTTCGTTAATTGAACCACCAATTACCCACGAACAACCTTACGACCCAGCGTCAACCGAAGTTGTGACATTTAATGACATGTGGACTGAAGAACAAAAATACAGATTAGGTACACTTAAGTTTTATGTTAACGGTAAATTATTCATGGTTGTTGAAAACTTTGAAGAAATAATTCCAAGATTATTGAATACTCCAAAAGAAAAACAAATTGGTGTTGGATATAACATTTCAATTGGTGGTGGTACCCAAGGTCTTCACGACAACTTAACTTTTTCAGGTGGGTGTTCAGTTGATTTAAGTGGACTTCAATATCAACAAGACCCTGAATGTTTAACAACTTATGATTTAGATAATACAATTTATTCAGGTTTAACAACCCAAATTAGATTAGAAGAATTGTTTGGTGGTAGTATGATTGGTGATATTAGTGCGTTTAGAATGTATACCGAACCATTAAACGCCGCTCAGATTAAACATAATTTTAAAATACTAAAAGACACATATAATTTATTAAACCCTGATTGTCTTAATTGTAGAATTGTTATACCATCAAACGATTTATATTATATAACAATCCCTGATAATGATTTATCATATATTAGTATACCAGCAAATGATTTATATTATGAACTAATTCAACCTAGTCCAACACCAACAAACACCCCAACGTTAACTCCAACACAAACGGTAACTCAAACTCCGACAAATACTAATACCCCAACGTTAACCCAAACTCCAACTAATACCCCAACTAATACTTTAACTAATACGCCAACAAATACATTAACTAATACTCCAACAAATACATTAACCCCAACCAATACTGAAACACCTACAAATACACCAACTGTTACTCCAACTAATACACCAACTAATACTCAAACTCCAACACCTACTAATACTGAAACGCCGACAAATACACCTACTAATACTAATACACCAACGGTAACTCAAACTCCAACAAATACTGAAACGCCAACACCAACCAATACTGAAACACCAACTAATACACCTACAAGTACAGAAACTCCGACTAACACTCCTAGTGAAACTCCAACTAACACGCCCACAAATACAGAAACTCCAACTAATACTCCAACTAACACACCCACAATAACTGTGACACCAACTAATACTAAAACTCCAACGCCGACACCAACGTCAACTGAACCATTCTTTATTTTAATTCAAAGTGGTGACATATTAACGGCTCAAGATGGTAGTGGAATAGAATATCAACATTAAAACTAATATTTATAGAAATGGCAAACGTACTAATCGCAAATTTACCAACATACACAGGAAACACAAATGGTGCTTTTCTTGTTATGAACAATAGTGGCAACACAGAATCATTCAAAGTAACCAAAGAAACATTACTTAGTGGGTATTCACAAAATGCAATATCACCAGTAACGGGAAGCTGGACGGTGACTCCAGGGACTAATAACTACAGTTTTACGGTTGATATTAATAATACATATAACTTATGGGTTCTTGGAAATATACCAAATGGTATAATAGTTTATAATGCCACAGTAAGTGTTAGTAATACTAATGTACCCGTAATTGGTGTTCAGTATGCATGGAATTATACTGGTGGGAGTAGTCCAATATTGTTTACAAGTATCCCTGTACAGATTATAGGAACCGCGGGTGCAATATCCACAGCGTCACCAGCTGTAGGTACATCAACAAATACATTTGTATTCGGTATTCAAAACAATACGGTATCAGGTCTTACGGTTAATTACGGATATGTTAAAGTAAGTTAAAATGTACACTACAGACTGTAATTACTATAGAATAACAAATTATAATAATGTCCAAGAAGGATATTATAGTTGGACTGGTTGTACTGATATAATTAGTGTTAGCCCTATTGGTACCCTTCAAACAAGTTATGTTTGTGCTAAAAATATATTCGTTGAAGAATATGGTGCACCTCTTGATGTTGTCTTTATTGGATTATGTCCGTCAAGTACCCCAACACCAACAGTAACTCCAACAGTAACTCCAACAAGAGCTACACCAACGCCAACTCCAAGTCATACCGCAACACCGACAATAACACCAACAATAACACCAACAATGGTTTTAATGTACAATTTAAGAACTGGTGGTTACTATCAGGATGTTTGTGATTCAATAAATTTTGGTAACGCAGCAAACGTGACAATTTATACTCAAAAAGCATTTACGTCTTTGGTTCCTGGTGACCATGTTTATGGTAACCCTGCATTAACAATACCACCAATAAATGCAAACTTTACAATATCAAATGGTGCTAAATTTATTCAAATAAGTGGAACGTTAGTAATTAATGTTGGAGTGTGTTAATTTAAAATAATTAAGTATTTATTGATATGGCAATTGGAATAAGAATTTTAAGTAATAATTTGAGTGGTCAAACCACAAATGTTACGTATTTCCCAGATACAGGGGGTACAATTGATTTGGGGTCTCAGGTATTCCCATTTAATTATATATCAAGTTATTATTATGGTAACTACGATTGTTATGTTCCAACATATGGATATAACTATGTTATTAATGTGCCAGGACCAACACCTACACCAACAATAACACCTACACCAACAATTACTCCAACAGGTTTAACCCCTACTTCTACTACAACACCAACACCTACACCAACTAACACGGAAACACAAACTAGTACGCCTACAAATACTGCAACACCAACTAATACTCCAAGTGTTACCACAACAAATACTGTAACGCCAACAGTAACATCAACACCAACAGTAACATCAACTCAGACACCGACTGCAACAATTGGTTTAACCCCAACTCCAACGCCAACAAGAGCAAGATTTAGTTTTGTTGTTTATCCAGGCGCAACTTATGATGAATCTTGTGGTCAATATAATTCAACAACCACAATTTATGGTGAAAAGTCAATTTTTGATGAAAACTCAGAATTCTTTAATAGTGTTTATGGTCCTGTAACGATTAACATGTCAGGATATTATAAAAATAGTGGAACCGTTGTTGAGTTAAATACCAATGGTACCCTAACAACTGGTGTATTTAGTTTATGTACAACATTAACACCAACACCAACTAATACTGAAACTCCTACACCAACCCCTACTAATACAGAAACACCTACACAAACTCCGACTAACACCGAAACTCCTACACAAACCCCAACTGAAACTCCAACACAAACACCAACTGAAACTCCAACACAAACACCAACTGAAACTCCCACACAAACACCAACTAACACTGAAACACCAACACAAACACCAACTAACACTGAAACACCAACTAACACTCCAACACCAACAATAACCGCAACATCAACTATTACTCCAACACTAACACCAACACCAACAGCCACAATTCCTTTCTGTAGAAGTTTTACATTTAATGGTGGAACTGGTCCTGATGGTACTCTTTTTGTAGTTACAGAATGTAATGGACCTAGTTATTCATTTACATTACAACAAAATAATACAGATATCATTTGTGTTTCAAATTACATTATACTTAGTGGTAATGGTTTTGTAACCTATAGGAATCCTTGCTAAGAAATATTTTAAACATTATTGAAAATAATAAACAACATTGTAGTATTTATATTTAAACAGAATTTAAGATGGCATGTAGTAAATATACTTTAACAAATACGGGTACAACCGCAATCAACTTCAACTATAGAAGATGCGATGACTCTATGTGGGAATATCAAGTAAACCTTGACCCAAATCAAACTAAAAATATTTGGTTAATTAACGGAACTTATGATGCCGCTCAAATTTTTGAGTCAAGCATTGTATTGGTTAATGACGGAGCATATCCTTTAACTCCAACGCCAACAAGAACTCCAACATCAACACCAACTAACACTCCAACTCCGAGCGTTACTGCAACTAATACAGGGACACCAACATCAACACCAACAAACACTCCAACAGTAACACAAACTCAAACTACAAGTGCTACTCCAACTCCGAGCGTTACTGCAACTAATACAGGAACTCCGACATCAACACCAACAAGAACTCCAACACAAACTGTTACACCAACAAATGCATATGATACGTTTAATATAACTTCAGGTTCAACTGCAAATAATGCATGTGCTGGTGGATTATCAGGAACTATTTACGCAGAAAATTCATTGTTTGATAGTAACACCCAATTCTATAACAACTCAAATGGTACTGTTTCTGGTAACATGTCAGGTTTCTATAGTTATGGTGGACAATATATTCAATTAAATTCAGATGGTAGTTTGACAACAGGTATTTATAGCTTATGTTCAGTAGTACCGACTCAAACCCCAACACCAACAAATACCGTAACACCAACAACTACAACAACTCCTACAACAACACCTACCGCAACATTTGGTTATTACACGTATAGTTTAGGTACAGGTGCAACCGCAAATGATGCTTGTATTGATTTTGGTTCGGCACCTAATACAATTTACGGAACAGTTGCTGGAGGTCCTGGACCAAATACAGGTGAATACTTATACTTTAATACCGCATTAACTATTGCGGTTGCGGATGGTTATTATTCTAACGGAACTGCTTGGTATCAAGTTACTGGTGGAGCAGGTCAAATTACTTCGGTAGACCCAACAGGATGTTAATATAAAAAAAACAATACAAATATATTTTAGAAAACCCTTCACCTTCGTGGAGGGTTTTTTATTTTTATGTATAAATTATATTATACATGAAAATATTCGTTCAAATAGCATCTTACAGAGACCCTCAGTTGGTTCCAACTATTAAAGACATGTTGGCAAATGCCAAAAAACCAAATAACCTTGTTATCGGTATTGCAAGACAATATAGTCCTGAAGACGGGTTTGATAATTTAGATGAATACAAAAACGACAAAAGATTTAGAATCTTAGATATTCCTTATCAGGATGCAAAAGGTGTATGTTGGGCAAGACACCAAGTTCAACAACTTTACAAAGGTGAAACATACACATTACAAATAGATTCTCATATGAGATTTGTTAAGGATTGGGACGATATCCTTATCAAAATGATAAAGGGGTTACAGAAGGACGGTTACAAAAAGCCTCTACTTACGGGCTACGTTCCTTCTTTTGACCCCGAGAATGACCCATCAGGAAGAGCAACTGATGCTTGGAGAATGGTATTTGATAGATTCATTCCTGAAGGTGCGGTGTTCTTCTTACCTGAAACAATTCCAGGTTGGAAAGAAATGAAAAAACCTGTAACAGGAAGATTCTACTCGGCTCACTTCTGTTTTACATTAGGACAATTCTCAACTGAAGTTCAACACAACCCCGAATATTATTTCCACGGTGAAGAGATTTCAATTGCTGCAAGAGCTTACACTTGGGGTTATGATATATTCCATCCACACATTCCTGTTGTTTATCACGAATACACTCGTAAGGGTAGAACAAAACAATGGGATGATGATAAAACTTGGGGACAAAAAAACAGTCACTCCCATTTAACAAATAGAAAGTTATTTGGTATGGATGGTGAAAAACAAGAAGGTCATGATGGTCCTTATGGTTTTGGTCCTGTTAGAACTTTAACTGAGTACGAAAAATATGCGGGTATTTTATTTTCAAAAAGAGCAATTGACAAATATACTTTAGATAAGAATTACCCACCAAACCCATACAATTTTGAAACTGAACAAGAATGGAAAGATAGTTTCTGTATGATGTTCAAACACTGTATTGATATTGGATATTCTCAAGTTCCTGAAACAGATTATGATTTTTGGGTTGTTGCGTTCCATAATGGTAAAGATGAAACTTTATTTAGAAAAGATGCAGATAAGAATGAGATTGCAGGATTTATGAAAGACCCTGATAAGTATTGTAAAGTGTGGAGAGAATTCCAAACTGACGAATTACCATCATATTGGGTTGTATGGCCTCACTCAGAATCAAAAGGATGGTGTGATAGAATAACAGGTCAATTAACCCATAACACAGTTAGTTAATGAACATTACCAATATACCTAAATTTGTTGTTAATTTAGAAAGAAGACCAGACCGACTTGAACATATCCAAAAAGAAATGGATTATATGGGTTGGGAATATGAATTGTTTAAAGCGGTTGATTTAAATAATCATGGTGGTTGTACTTTATCTCACGTTGAAATATTAAAAATTGCAAAAAGTAGAGGGTATGAATCAGTAATGGTTATTGAAGATGACTGTACATTTTTACCATACTCTAAAGATTTAATAAATAAAATTGAAACTGAAGCTGGTGAGTTTGAATTTGGTATTATAAATTTAGCACCAACTTTAAATAGACCCGTTAATCGTAGTGGAGACCAACCATTATTTTTAGATATAACAAATCTACCTCCTAAAGAAGAACACCATAGAGGTATTTTTGCAACTAACATCATTCTTTATCATAATTCAATTTATGATAAAGTTATTGAAATGGAAAAACCTGAGATTTTAGGTTACTATGCAATTGATGATTACATTTATCAATTCATATTACCGATTAAACAAAGTTATGCTCCAATACTACCAATCGCCCCACAAATGAGTAGTTGGTCAGATGTTTCGCAAGGACAGTATAATAATTTTTATACACAAACCTACAATTGGAATTTATACAGTCCATGTAAAATTCCTTCCGAATATTTAAATGGTGAAACAACTAAAGAATTAAAGAACAATAAAATACACAAAGAATTTACATATGTCGGCTAAAGTTAAATTTATAACATCAATATATAGTGATTTACATGGAACCGAATTTGGTGGTAGAACAGGTAGACACGGACATTATAGATATAGTTTATTATCTATATTAAAAATAACTAACGCAGATTTTCTGTGTTATACTTCAGATAGAGAAATTGAATCGTTAAAATCATTTTTTTATGAAGAAAATTCAATATCTCCTGAAAAATTAGAATTTAAAGTTTTTAACATTGCGGATACAAAATTTAAAGACTTAATTAATTTAAGAAAAAATGTGGACCAAATAAAACAAGGAGACAGGTGTATTGAAATTCAATATTCTAAATTTTCTTGGTGGTGGAATGAAGATAAAAGTTATGATTACTATTATTGGATTGATGCTGGTTTATCTCATTGTGGTTTAATACCAAACAAATATCTTTTAGGTACTCACCCACAGGCAAGATATTACGAAAGTAGTTTATTTAATGACGATTTTTTAAATAACTTGATTGAAGATACTGGTGATAAATTTTTAATTTTAGGAAAAGAAAACGACCGAAATTATTGGTCAGGTACCGTTAACCCAAAATGGTATAATGAATTTGACAGAAGTATCCATATTATTGGTGGAATGTTTGGTGGTCATAAAGACAAATGGGATAATATTGTAAACATTTTTGAAGACTATACCACAAAAATATTATCTGAAGATGAGGGGTTACCACATGAAGAACAGATAATGAGTTTAATGCATGTAAATCATCGCGATTTATTTGTACGTAAACATTTTGATATTTGGTGGTGTAGAGACAACGCACCTGCAGGTGTGTCAGATGAAATGTTTGAACAAAATAAAAGTTTTTTTAGAATTTTAGAAGAATTTAATAGAATATATGAGTAATATAACTTTAGTAACGGGGATATGGGATATTGGTCGTGGAGAACTATCAGAAGGATGGTCAAGACCTTTTCAACACTATTTAGATAAGTTTGAACAACTTTTAAAGTGTGATGAGAACATGATTATTTTTGGGGATGAAGAACTCCAAAAGTTTGTGTTTGAAAGACGAAGTGAAGAAAACACTCAATTTATACTTAGACCAATGTCTTGGTTTAGAGAGTCTGAGTTTTTTGATAAAATTCAAAAAATTAGAACTAATGAAAATTGGCAAAATTTGTCTGGTTGGTTAAAAGAATCTACTCAAGGTAGATTAGAAAACTACAACCCGTTAGTAATGTCTAAAGTATTTTTATTACATGATGCAAAAATCATGGACCGATTTAATTCTGAATATATGTTTTGGATTGATGGCGGTTTAACAAATACTGTACATCAAGGATATTTTACTCACGACAAAGTTTTAAATAACTTATCAAAATACATTTCAAAATTTTCATTTATTTGTTTCCCTTATGATGCGGAAAATGAAATACATGGTTTTGAATATAATACCTTAAATTCAATTGCAGGTGCAAAAGTTAATAAAGTTGCCAGAGGAGGATTCTTTGGTGGTCCAAAACATACTATTGGTGATATTAACGGAATTTATTATGGATTATTAAAATCTACATTAGATGAAGGTTATATGGGTACTGAAGAATCAATTTTCAGTATTATGTGTTATAAACATTCAGATTTAGTAAATTACTTTGAAATAGAATCTAATGGTTTAGTTGGTAAATTTTTTGAAGATTTAAAAAATAATGACCTTAAACCTAAATCAGAAAATATTAATAAATCAACTAACAGTTTAGATATTAATAAAGTTGGTTTGTATGTTATTACATTTAATAGTCCAAAACAATTCATGACGTTGATTGAGTCAATGACTGCATATGATAAAGATTATTTGTTAAAGACTAAAAAGTTTTTATTAGATAATTCAACAGACGAGTCTACATTTAATGATTATGCTGAAATATGTGAAGAATATGGATTTGAACATATTAAAAAAGATAATTTAGGTATTTGTGGTGGTCGTCAATGGATTGCGGAACATTTTCAAAATGAAACTGATTTAGATTTTTATTTATTCTTTGAAGATGATATGTTTTTCTACCCACATGAAGGTCATGTATGTAGAAATGGTTTTAATAGATACGTTCCAAACCTTTATTCAAAAACATTACAAATTGTTAAAAAAGAAAACTTTGATTTTTTAAAGTTAAATTACAGCGAATTCTTTGGTGACAACGGAACACAATGGTCTTGGTATAATGTACCACAAAATGTTAGAGAAAAGTTTTGGCCAGGTAAAAACAGGTTACCTCAACAAGGTTTAGACCCAAATGCTCCAAGAGCTCTTTATGATTCGGTTAATTCATTCCAAGGTATTCCATATGTTACAGGTGAAGTTTATTATTGTAACTGGCCACAAATTGTGACCAGAACAGGTAATCAAAAAATGTTCTTAGATACAACGTGGGGACATCCTTTTGAACAGACATGGATGAGTCATATGTATCAATTAGTTAAAAAAGGTGAATTATATCCTGGGTTATTACTTATGACACCAACTGAACATGATAGATTTGACCATTATGAAAGAAGTTTAAGAAAAGAGTCATAACAATATATTTATTGTTATGGAATTTTACATAAAACAAAACGCAACTCTTCCTGTATTAAAAATGCAGGTTGTTAAAGATGGTAGAGCTGGGTTTCTACAACTAATGGAAGATTTAGCGGTTTCTACAATTTTTTTCACAATGATAGATGTAGAAACGGGAATTCCTAAAATTGTTTCAGCCCCTTGTGGTATTGTACCTTTAATCTTACCTTTGGGTTCAACACCTGAATATTACGTATATTTTCAATTTACTGCAAGAGACACAAATACCCCTGGTAGATACCAAGGTCAATTCTTAATTAAGAATGATGAGGGTAACTTAATCTTACCAATCAGGGAAGAATTATATATTAACATCCAAGAAAGTTTTATTTCAGAAACTGCGTGTTGTTAATTTGATTACTCAATTTTTTATTTTATATTTATAACAGAAGGTAAATTTCACGAAGGTGTGAAAGCTAATAAACCAACTGTATAACTTATGATATCTAACGAAGAAATTGAATCGTTCTTGCACGGGAACGACCCTGAAGAATTTATAGTCGCTATTGAGTACGACTATCGTGAAAACTGCATTTACAAAATTAAAGAGATTCCTGGTAAAGGAAAAGAAATCCGTAAGGATACATTTACACCATTTGCGTGGGTAGGTGACCTACGTGGTATTAACTTTTACGGTAATTCAAAGGCAGCTCAAAAAGAAGCCATGACCAAACATGGTATTATGATTGACAAATTGGAAACCCATGGTAATGAAAGATTACAAAATGGTATGACCTTTATGGTTAAATCACTTAAAGGTTATAGAGAACTTATCCAATTCTTCAGAGAAGGTGGTTGTGACCCATGGGGTGAAAAAACAAAAGACAAAGTAATGGTTCTACCTCCTGTAGAACAATATTTAATATCCAAAGAAAAAAGATTATTTAAAGGGTTTGAAAACTATCAAGAAGTGACCAGACTTGTATATGACTTAGAGACGACTGCTCTTGAACCAAAGGACGGTCGTATCTTCATGATTGGAATTAAAACAAATAAAGGATATCACCGAGTTATTGAGTGTGTAGATGAGGCGGAAGAAAAGAACGCTATCATTGAATTCTTTAAGGTAATTAACGAATTAAAACCAAGTATAATTGGTGGATATAATTCAGCAAACTTTGACTGGCATTGGATTTTTGAAAGATGCAACATATTGGGAATTGACCCAAAGAAAATTTGTAAATCGTTACATCCTGACCATTCGTTCACAAGAAAAGATAGTATGTTAAAACTTGCAAATGAGGTTGAGACATTTACTCAGACTTCAATTTGGGGTTATAACGTAATTGATATTATCCACGCTGTTCGTAGAGCTCAGGCAATTAATTCAAGTATTAAATCTGCGGGTTTGAAATACATCACCCAATATATTAATGCAGAAGCCCCTGACCGTGTTTACATTGACCACTTAGATATTGGACCATTCTATACAAAGAAAGAAGACTTTTGGTTAAACACTAAAAACGGTAACTATAAGAAGGTTGGTGCGGATTCTAAGATTGATGAAATCTGTGAAAAACGTAATGACATTTATAATAAAATTAGTGGTGACAAGTTAGTTGAGATGTATCTTGACGATGACTTAGATGAGACTCTAAAGGTTGACCAAGAGTTCAACCAAGGTTCGTTCTTGTTGGCCGCAATGATTCCAACAACATATGAAAGGGTTTCAACTATGGGTACCGCAACTTTATGGAAAATGTTGATGTTAGCTTGGTCTTATAAACATGGACTTGCTATACCAGCAAAACAAGGTAAGACAGACTTCGTAGGAGGTCTTTCACGACTACTTAAGGTTGGTTACTCTAAAGATGTACTTAAGTTAGACTTTTCGTCTCTATACCCTTCTATTCAGTTGGTACACGATGTATTTCCCGACTGTGATGTAACAGGGGCAATGAAAGGAATGTTAAAGTGGTTCCGTGATACTCGTATCAGATACAAAGAACTTGCTGAAGAGTTTTATGAATCAGACCGTAAGAAATCTGAATCGTATGGTAATAAACAATTACCGATTAAAATCTTTATTAACTCCATGTTCGGTGCATTGTCAGCTCCACAGGTTTATGCTTGGGGTGACATGTATATGGGAGAACAAATTACTTGTACGGGTAGACAATATCTTCGTCAGATGATTAAATTCTTTATGACAAAAGGTTATATTCCATTGGTAATGGATACGGATGGTGTGAACTTTTCAACCCCAACTGATGCTAAAGACAGAGTTTATGTTGGACGTGGATTAAATTGGAAAGTTAAGTTAGGTAAAGAATATTATGGTCCTGAAGCTGATGTTGCCGAGTATAACGATATCTTCATGAGAGGTGAGATGGCATTAGATACTGACGGTGTTTGGCCTTCATGTATTAACTTGGCTCGTAAGAACTATGCCGTTATGGATGCTAAAGGTAAAATCAAATTGACAGGTAATAGTATTAAATCAAAGAAACTTCCATTATACATTGAGGCGTTCTTGGATAAAGGAGTTAAAATGTTACTTCAAGGAGACGGTAAAGCATTTGTTGAATATTACTATGAGTATCTACAAACCATTTTTGATAAAAAAATTCCATTAAGTAAGATTGCTCAAAGAGCAAAAGTTAAGTTATCAATGGAAGATTACAAAAAACGTCTAACAGAAAAAACCAAATCAGGGAATAGTATGAGCCGTATGGCACATATGGAATTAGCCCTTCAATCAAACTTGAATGTTAGTTTAGGTGATGTTATTTTGTATGTTAACAACGGACTTAAGTCGTCTCATGGAGATGTTCAGAAAAAAGGTGATGGTGTTCAAATTAACTGTTATATGTTGGATAAAGACATTTTGGATAACGACCCCAACTTAACTGGTGATTATAACGTACCAAGAGCGATAACCACATTCAATAAAAGAATTGAACCATTATTGGTTTGTTTTAAAGACGAGGTTAGAAATGGTTTAATTGTTAATGACCCTGAACAAAGAGGTATTTTTACAACAGCTCAATGTGAACTAATAAATGGTCAACCGTTTGACGAATCGGGTCAAGATAAATTAGAAGATGTATTAGCAATAACAGACGCTGAAATGTCTTATTGGGAAAAACGAGGTTTAAGTCCTGACTATATGTATGACTTAGCTGAAGAAGGTTGGCAAGAAAAGTTAGGAATTCTTGAGACCGTCTGAAGATAAAATATACCAGTTACCTGTGCAGAATCTAAATTCAATACAAGCATATTTGTCGGCAACGATTTCATCGTAGTCTTCATCAATCTTACCCGTATCAGGTTTGATTATAATTTTTGTCATTGCTTTTACCACAACGTGGTCAGTTGTTTTAGAATCTAAAATAATTGTAGATTCTGCCACATTTCTTACAATAACACATTCTTCACCGTTAGTTCTGTATTCCCTTTCAGATACAATTGAAATTTCTGATGTTTCTAAAATTTCACCGTTGATTAATCTTGTAGATGGGATTGTTTTTATAATTGCCATAATATTAAATTACATATATTTGACGAGGCATTGCTCTGTACTTCATTTGTTTATTTAAGTTTTCCGCAATTAAGGCTTCTCGTTCCATAACTTTTTCAGGTCTTAATCTTGTTAACCAACCTTCAGCACCTGTAAGTTCTTCTATTAATTTTGTTTTTTCATCTTTACCCTCGGTCAACAAACTTGTGTAGTCCATAGTTAATTCCGAATCAGGAACTTTTAAGTTTCCACTATATTTTCCTCTAACCCTACCTAATGTTTCTTTAACGTAAGCGGTAAACCATCTTCTAACCCATTGTTGTGCAGGTACGTTTAAGTCAGACCAAGTAAGTTCCTCTAATGGAACATCGTTTGGTGATTTAATTACATCAGGATTATTTTTTAAACAGTCTGCTCTACTATCAGGAGTTACATCGTAATACCAATACCAAACAGCCTTACCAACATATTGACTATAATTTCCCCAGTTAAAATGATTACCAGGTGCATTGTATAATTGTAAATCTTTTTTACCATCAGGTAATGCTGTGATTCTATAAGTTAAAGAACCTCCAAGGATTCTGTTTAAAATGTTCGCTTCTTGCATTCTTATTAGATAGTCAAAACCTGACATCATATAATAAGAACCTTGATACCCCATTTGGGCAAAACCAGCTTCATTTGCACCAAGTCCTGCACCACCAAATCCACCAATACCACCCATACCAAATGCGGTAATAGGTTGGTTACTAAACCATAACACTTCATTAATTTCACGACCTGCAGGGATTTCGTAGTTTTGTTTGTTCTGTTCAAGAATAATATAATCTTTCTTTAACACCCAAGGACCTTCGGCTTGAAGACCAACAATTTTTGAATATGAATATGCAAATTGTTGTTCAAAATCCATTGTTCTTGTAATCAATGCATTTGCAACGGATTTTTCAGTCATGTTTAAGTTAACCAAGTTAACCCATTGACTATCAATCAACCAATTTAAAATGTATTGTTCATAATCTTGAATAGAAAGTTCCATTAAAGAATCCATCATTTCATCTTCAATCTCAACACTTCTAATTGGGGCTCCCAATAAGTGTTTAACTCTCGTATAAATTTTTGACCTTTCTGGTTCTGGAATAACTGCCATATCTAATAAATATCAATTAGTTTATTATTGTATATTATACATTAGAGAATCAATTGGAAAAATAAAATTACCTTTAACAATTTTAGGTTTCTTGTTAAATATTAAAACGTTTTTACCTTTTTGAAAAATCATTAAGTCTGTGTTATAAATCTTAACACTTGCGGTACCTTCTAAAGTAATCCCATCTTCACCCATAATCATATGTCTAAATGGTTTAATTTGGCCAGTTAAAACTTCACCATCTCTTGTAATCTCTAAATCAATACCTTGTATTGCATCTCTTTTACTTCCTAATTCACCAACAACTTCAACTTTAACATCTTTACCAAAATGTCTTTTAAGGATTGACGCGGTAATTTCTTCTCGTTTTGAGCCAGCTTTATCTTTATCTGTTAAAGTTCTTAATAGATTATGAAGAGTTGTGCTATCTTTATCAAAGATTCTATATTTGAAGTGGTCAATCGCTTTAATAAACCTTTCAACCTCCCTCTTTTGTTCTAATGGTTTTTTGTCCATAAAACTAATTGGTTTTTTATTTGGGATTTTTGAAATGACTTGGTTTAAATCTTTTAATAAAATACAAAAAGCTGTGTAGTTTGTGTTTAACTTATTTATAACAGACCTACCAGGACCTTCAAGGTCATAAACACCAGGTAATTGGTCGTTTTCAGGTTTTAATATATAATTTTCAGGAAAAACTTCTTTCATGATTTTATTAATACCATTCATATAAGTCCATTTAATATCTGAATTTACATTGAACAACATTCTATAAAATTCGTTCTCTGATTGAGAACACATTTCAGATTTACCTTCACTCAAAACTTGTTTCATTTTGGTTGACTCGGTTAGTTTGGTTTCAACTTTCATTTCATACATCTTGGTAACAAAGTCCCAATTAACTACTTTCCAAAAGTTTGTGATGTATTCATCTCTTTTGTTTCTGTATTTCAAATAGTAAGCATGTTCCCATAAGTCCAGCCCTAATAAAGGGAATCCCCCACCTTCAATCACATTCATTAATGGATTGTCTTGGTTTGGAGTTGACATAATTTTTAACGTATTATTTGAGGTTAGAATTAACCATACCCAACCTGAACCAAAACGGTCTTTGGCTTGTTTTTCAAATTCTTTTTTGAAGTTGGTGAATGTCCCCCATTGTTTGGTTATCTTTTTATAAAGTTCGCCATCCAATTTTTTAGGTTCAGGAGTTAACATGTTCCAAAACAATGCGTGGTTAAATGCTCCACCTGCGTTGTTTCTTATTGTCTTATCAAAACGACTGATGGTCTTGATAATTTTTTCTAAATCTAAATCTCCGTATTTCTTTTTAGCTAATGCGTCGTTTAGTTTATCCACGTACCCTTTATAATGTTTATTATAATGAAAGTTCATTGTCTCTGGGTCAATAAACTGTTTGAGGGCTGTATAGGAGTAAGGTAACTTTTCTATTCCTATTTTTTTCATTTCGGTAATCAACAACTCTTTTTCTTGGTTAACGTGGTTCTCAAGTATTTGTTTTTCTAGTTGTTGGATTTTCTCTTGTGTTTTTTTCATAATTTTGGATTATCCGTTATATATAAATAATCCGTAGTTGCCTAATTTCGCAGATTATTAATTCTTTGTAGAATTTCTTCTGCTGCGTCGGCGGGGTGTTGGTCATCTCCCATTACTGTTGCGATGACTTGTTTTTTGTTGTTTAGGATATCGTAGATGATTCCTTCTATTGTGTTTTCAAAGATTGGGTAATAAACCAAAACATTATTCTTTTGTCCGTAACGATAAGCTCGGTCTTCTGATTGGGCGTGGTCTGAAGGTAAAAACGATAGGTCATTCATAATAACCGCTTCAGCGGCTGTTAATGTAATACCAACACCTGCGGCTTTAATATTACCCACAAAAACTTTAACTTTTGGATTGTCTTGAAATTGGTCAACCGAATGTTGTCGTTCAGGTTTTGACATTGAGCCGTCAAGTTTAACCGCGGCTTTTCCAAAATGTTCGGTAATCTTATTTAAAGAATCGGTAAAGTTACAGAATATAATAACCTTCTTGTCTTGTTCTAAAATGTTTTCAGCAAGTTCAATTGTTTGAGCAATTTTTTCGTCAGCAATAATTTGTCTAACCTTTGTCAGTTTTGAGAATTGAACCGTAAGTGATTTTGATTCTTCAGGATTCTTATCATACCAATCATAATATTCCCCCATCACTTCTTCGTATTGTTTAGATTTTAATCTAAGGTATACTGGTGTAATAATTTTGTCAGGTAGGTCAAGAACATTCTCTTTTAATCTTCTTAAAGTTAATCCTAATGTTCGGTCTCTTAACTCTTCCAAGTTTGATGCTCCCGTTACATTCCAAACTTTTCTTCCACCAACATTAAATTGATAACCTTGACAATATCTGATTGCATATGCCATCCAATTCTTTGCCACAGGTGAATCAATTAAACTTAATAAGTTGAAATAATCTATTGGTCGTGATGTCATTGGGGTTCCCGTCAATAACCAAAGTCTGTCAGTTTTTTTAACAATGTCGTTGATTAATTTTGTCCTTTGCGCTGTAGCATTTTTAATATAGTGTGCTTCATCAACAATGACCAAATCAAAATTGGAAGCAAGAATTTGCGACTCATCTTTCTTCTTAGTGTCATGGAAATTTTTAATAATATCGTAGTTTATGATAACAAAATCCGCTTCAGTACTAAAGTTTTTACTTTCGGCAATGAACACAGTTTTATCTGAATAGTTTTCAATTTCACGTTTCCAGTTAATTTTTAAAGTTGCTGGACAAATAATCAAAGCCTTTTTGGAACCCGCCTCTAATGCGGCAATAATCGTTGAAGTTGTTTTACCAAGACCCATATCATCTGCCAAGATAAACTTTTTATTTTCAACTAATTTTTGGATTGCTTCTTTTTGGTGTTCAAGTGGTGGACGATGAGAATATTTTGAATAATCAATTACAACATCTTTAACAGAATTGTCTTTTATGATTGCGGCTTTTGGTAACCAAAAATCGTGAAGTTCTTCACTATCAAAAACTTTACCCCAAATGTGGTATGCCTTTTCTTTATCCGCCAATAACTTTTCAACCCAAACTTTTTGTGGGATTTCTGTGTATAATTTGTCGTCCGCCAATTTCTGAGCAAAATAGGCATCAAGAATCACCCACTTCTTAGCAACTTTTGGTTGCTTATCGTGGAACGATATAATGTATTCCGATTGACTCCTTGTTGGGTAGAATTTCTTGTTAATTTTAGATTTACGTTTCAATTCCAAAAGGTAGTTATTACCACCTTCATAACCCTCAAGAATAGTCATCGCTTTTGACTCCAAACTTATTTCCATTCTTTTTAATAAAAGTTTGTATTAAATATAGTTAAAGTTTGAGTATTTATCAATATATGCAGAAATTAGTTCCAATTACAAGATTAGGTAAGTTTTTTGGCGGAGAAGATTACGCCTTAGATACTGGTATGGGTCAAGAGTGGTTAGAAGGAGATATTAACTTCACTGTTGTATTATATCGTATTGACCGATATAAAACAAAAACTGATAGTGTGTATGGTGAAGTTTTAGAAGATGGGGTACAATTCTTGGCACCTGTTGAATTAAAAGGGTTAGTTCAAGTTATGGCTCCTACCAATAAATTTTTGGGTAGTTCTAAAGTTGAACAACAAGAACCAGGTAATATGAAATTTTCACTTTATCAAAAACAACTTGAGGACTTGGGAGTTGAAATATTTATGGGAGACTATATTGGTTATTATGAAACTGAAGACCGAGTTAGATATTATTCAGTTAGTGATGATGGATATGTAAGGTCTGACAATAAACACACATATGCAGGATACAAACCGTTCTATAGAACAATTGTTGCAACATATGTAAGTGAAAACGAATTTAGAGGAATTTAATGAAAGTCGTAATAACAGAATCTCAGTTTGATTCTTTATTTATAGGTAAGAAAGTTATGGTGTATTATAATTTACACAAACATACTTTTTCTGTTACATATGATAATAAAGTAATTATGCATGCAGATTATGTTAAATTGGGTGACGTTGAGTTTAGAGTTAGAAAAGGTGGTAAAGAGAGAGTTCGTTCTGAAAAATCAAAAAACGTTCACGCATTTGTGATTGGAAAATTATTAGACTATTGTGAATACCCTTGTGACAATATACCATCACCTTCTTCAAATAAAGTTGTGACTTACAACCCATATAAATACGACACGTTTGTATTTAAAAATACGGAAGAGCCTGTTTATCATGCACAAGAAGTTGATATGATAAACTCAAAAGATAAACTATTTGTTGTAAAATAAAATAATGCCACTACCAAGAACCATAGTTAAACCAACATTGCCGTTAGTTCCAAAAAAAGAATTATCTGCTCGTAGAGAACAACTATTAGAGTATATTAAAAAAGATGGAACTTATTTACCAAAATCAGTATTACATGCCGATTTGGATAGGGGTATGTTGGATTTTGTTAAAACCGAATTAGAGGTTGTAACTGCAGGTAAAATTGTACCAATGTTGGATATTATTATTACAACACAAAACTGGTCACAGTATTTAGAAACGTGGAAGTTTGTTGATTTAGATTATAATCCCGCACCACCATTCATTACAGTTGTTAGAGCTCCAGAGGTTAAATACGGTTCAAATCCTGCGTTAGTTTATAATATACCAAATAGAAAACAATTCTATTATGCTTCCGTTCCAACTTGGAATGGTAATGAACAAGGTATGGACATTTATACAATTCCACAACCTGTTCCTGTTGATATCAAATATAGTGTTAAAATCATTTGTAATAGAATGAGAGAACTTAATCAGTTGAATAAGATTGTTATGCAAACATTTGCATCAAGACAAGCCTATACTTTTATTAAAGGTCAATATGTTCCAATTATTTTAGATAACGTTTCAGATGAATCTCAAATGACAATGGATGCAAGAAAATACTACGTTCAAAATTATGATTTTACAATGTTGGGTTATCTAATAGATGAGGATGAATTTGAAGTTAAACCCGCAATTCAAAGAATTACACAATTAATTGAAATAGACACTACGACAAGAAGACAAAAAATTGACAAGTATCCAAAAAATCCTGACGAGTTTCCTTCTGATTTTCTTTTTGTTTCGGGTAACACCACTTTAGTTGACATGATTGACTTTACTGCAAACATGTCGTTGGTGGGTACCGATAATATTGACACTTATGATGTTTATATTAATGACGATTATTATGGTAGTGATGTTTCGTTAATTCAAATTACAACAAATGATATTCTAAGAATAGAAGTTACAAAAAATGATAACACTCAAGAATCAAAAATAACCTTTAATAATAAGTTGGTTTAATCTTCCCCGTAGATATCTTTTTTTTCTTTACACTTTTCAATAATTAAATTTTCTAAAAACTTATAAATCTTTATCCCACGTTTATCACAGTACTTTTTTAGGATATCGTGTGATTCAGGGGATATTTTTATGTTCTTTATTTCTTTCTTTACTTTCATGGTGTGAAAAAAGGCAGAATTAATTCCTACCGTTTATAAATACTTACCCAAAAGTAAAGTTTTTTCATATAATAATGAATATTTATCTATAAAATAAATCTGTAACAGAATAATTTAATAATGGCAACAGCACAAGCAAATCAAAAAGTATTCGTATCACCAGGCGTATACACATCTGAAACCGACTTATCATTCGTAGCCCAAAGTGTGGGAGTAACGACTTTAGGTCTTGTTGGAGAAACTATAAAAGGTCCAGCATTCGAACCAGTATTCATAACTAACTATGATGAGTTCCAAGCTTATTTCGGGGGAACAGAACCCGTTAAGTTTTACAACACTCAAATACCTAAGTATGAGGCTGCATATATCGCTAAATCATATTTACAACAATCTAACCAATTGTTTGTTACCAGAGTTTTAGGTTTATCAGGTTATGACGCAGGTCCATCTTGGACTATTAACGTTACTGCCAATGTAGACCCAACAACTATTGGTAACCCATCTGTTGGTGTTGCGTTTAGTGCAAACTTCACAGGAAGTTCATCAGGTAATACAATTACTTTTGTTGGTGGTTCTTTACCTACTGAAGTTAGTGCTAATTTAAATGTACAATATAGATTACAAGACGGTTCAACATCAACATTACAAGACGACTTTAACACTTATTTAGATGCTATTATGGACACACCATCTACATCTGCAACAACTGCAGTTATATATGGTTCAATTCCTGAAGTAGATTATCAAAACTTAAGTGATGTTTATACAAATGATTATAGTCCTTATGGTTGTGAAAATAATTTTTCTCAAAATGATTTAAGTGCTGGTTCAAACGATAGTTGGTATTATGCTAATTTTGAATTTGAAAATTATGATTCTACAACAAACAATTATACAGGTTATTCATTCTACTATACAGTATCTAATTTAGTGTCTGGTGCTTCAAGTACATTCACAGGTACTATTACAGGTTATTCGTATACTTTTACAGGTACAGCATATTCTGAATTTAATAACATGGTTATTGCTACTGTTCGTTCAAGAGGTGTTTCTCAATATGAAAATAGTAGTTCAAGTATTAATCACGGACCTGTTTATCAAGTTGGTGTTGACTATGACAATAATAATACTTGGGTACCAAACAATTTAAAAATGGTAACAACTGGTCAATATTCAGGAATAACTAAATCACCATATGCACAATTTGCTTTATCAGGTTTAACTAAAGAAGGAACTGTTTTTGAATTAGTATCATCTTTACTAGCGTCTGACGCAAAATATATCACTAAGGTTTTAGGTGTTGACAATTTTGGTAAATCAAGATTTGATGTTCCAATTTATGTTGAGGAAGCTTATCAAGCGTCTTTAAATTATGCTTATAATCAAGGTTATATTCGTGGATTAAATCCTGAATTAATCGCTTTACCTGATGCTAGAAGTGAAAATAGTTTATCAATTGCATATAACTTAGAAAAATACCAATCACCTGAAACACCTTATTTAGTTTCAGAATTAAGAGGTAATAAAGTTTATAACTTATTTAAATTCATATCAATTTCTGATGGTGATGCTGCAAACACTGAAATTAAAGTTTCAATTGCTAACTTATCATATAATAATATGTCTTTTGATGTATTAATTAGAAATTTCTTTGACACAGATGCAAATCCTGTTGTTATTGAAAAATTCACAAATTGTAACATGGACCCAGGTTCAAATAACTTTGTGGCTAAAAAGATTGGTTCTGCTAATGGAGAGTTCGCATTAATATCAAGATACGTTATGATTCAATTAGCTGACGAATATCCAATTGATGCGTTACCTTGTGGTTTTTATGGTTATACCCAAAGAGAATATGAAGACTATAACATTTATCCTTCACCATATCCTAAATATAAAACAAAATACTATTACCCTGGTGAAGTTGTTGCTAACCCACCATTTGGTTCAAGAGCAGGTGGAGGAACAGTTGAATCAGCAGGTGACATAGTTAGAAGAACTTATTTAGGTTTTTCAAGTCAATTTGGTATTGACGAATCTTTCTTAACTTATAAAGGTAAACAAACACCATCAAATTGGATTTCAAACCCATTGGCTGAAGGTCAACCTTGGAATGTGATAAGTAAAGGTTTCCACATGGACTCAGGTGCTACAGTTGTAACAATCGGTATTACATCAATGTCAAGTGGTGAAACTGCATTTGAATGTGGTGTTGCAGAATTTAGAGCTGACCCAGCAACTCAAGAAAATCCATACTATTTTATCTACTCAAGAAAATACACAGTATGTTTCGCAGGTGGATTTGACGGATGGGATATTTACAGAGAGTGGAGAACTAACCAAGATAGATTCCAATTGGGTTCATCAGGTTACTTAGCAGGAGCATCCGCATCTTCAAGATACCCAACAGCGACAGGTGACGGTCTATTCAAAAGAATTGTGGTTCAAAACAATACACAAGATTTTGCTAACACTGACTACTACGCTTACTTACTTGGTATCTTAACATTTGCAAATCCTGAAGCTACAAACATTAACGTTTTTGCAACTTCAAGTATTGATTATGTTAACAACTCAAACTTAGTAGAAGAAGCAATAGATATGATACAATATTCAAGAGCTGACTCGGTTTACATCGCAACAACTCCTGACTACAACATGTATACTCCTGATTCAACTAACCCACAAGATATCATTTACTCACAAGAGGCTGTTGATAACTTAGATAACACAGGAATTGACTCTAACTATACTGCAACTTACTATCCTTGGATTTTAACAAGAGATACAGTAAACAATACTCAAATTTACTTACCACCAACAGGTGAGGTTTGTAGAAACTTAGCATTGACTGATAACATTTCATTCCCTTGGTTCGCATCAGCGGGTTACACAAGAGGTCTTGTAAACTCAATCAAAGCTAGACAAAAACTTACACAAACTGACAGAGATACATTGTATCAAGGTAGAATTAACCCTATCGCAACTTTCTCTGATGTTGGAACTGTAATTTGGGGTAACAAAACATTACAAGTTGCTGACACAGCACTTAACAGATTGAACGTAAGAAGATTATTACTTCAAGCTCGTAAGTTGATTTCAGCAGTAGCAATAAGATTATTGTTTGAGCAAAACGACCAAATCGTTAGACAACAATTCTTGGATAGTGTTAACCCTATCTTAGACTCAATTAGAAGAGATAGAGGTTTATACGATTTCCGTGTAACCGTATCTTCAACACCTGAAGATTTAGATGCTAACAGACTTGTAGGTAAAATCTACTTAAAACCAACGAAAGCATTGGAGTTCATTGATATTGAATTCTTTATCACTCCAACAGGTGCTTCGTTTGAAAATATCTAATAAAAATTTATGGGGGTACATAAAGTACCCCCTAATTGCCAAAGTATGAGAAAACAAATTAAAGAAGGTTTCAAAGGTGAGGGTATTGGTACTCCAGATATGAAATATTATGCGTTTGATTGGGATGACAACATTGTTCATATGCCAACAAAGATAATGTTAAAGACTGAAGACGGTGATGAAATTGGTATGAGTACTGATGATTTTGCGGAATACAGACACGATTTGGGTAAAAAACCTTTTAAATATAAAGGTGAAACTGTTGTTGATTTAGCCGATGATGCGTTTAGGAATTTTAGAACTGCGGGAGATAAAGATTTTTTAATTGATGCGATGAGAGCTAAAGAAGGTCCTGCGTTTGGGGATTTTAGAGAAGCAATCAATAACGGTTCAATATTTTCAATTGTAACTGCAAGAGGTCATAACCCTGAAACATTAAAACAAGCCGTTTACAATTACATTGTTAGTGGGTATAATGGGATAGATAAAGACCAACTAATTAAAAACCTTAAAAAATATAGGACGTTTGTCGGTGAAGAAGATATGAGTGATGACGATTTAATTAAATCATATTTAGAACTCAACAGATACCACCCAGTTACATTTGGAGAAGGAAGTGCTGCCAATCCTGAAGAATTAAAAGTTAAAGCGATGGATGAGTTTGTTTCCTATATAAAAGGAATTGCTGGTATACTTAATAAAAAAGCATATATAAAAAATGATATATCTAATAACTTTATACCAGAACAACCTAGTATTGGATTTTCAGATGATGATATAAGAAATGTAGAAGTAATGAGTAAACATTTTAAAGATAAACCAGATAATATAGTTAAGACTTATTCTACTGCTGGAGGCATTAAAAAGGAATATAAATAAAGAATAATCTCACCAAATTAAAAGTAAAGAGAAAAATTTTTTAACAAGACTATATTTATAGATATAAACAACAAAGAAACTAAAAAAAATTAAAATAACATGGCTGATTTATTAATGAAAATGCCGATACCTTACGAACCGAAACGTCAGAATCGTTTTATCTTAAGGTTTCCATCAAGTTTGGGTATTAACGAATGGTTTGTAGAATCAACGGCTAGACCACACATCCAAATTGTCGCAACAGAAATACCGTTTTTAAACACATCTACTTATGTTGCTGGTAGATTTACTTGGCAAACAATCCCAGTTAAATTCCGTGACCCTATTGGACCTTCAGCGGCTCAAGCTCTTATGGAGTGGGTTCGTTTACATGCTGAATCAGTTACAGGTCGTATGGGTTATGCTGCTGGTTACAAAAAAGATATTGACCTTGAAATGTTGGACCCAACAGGAGTTGTGGTTGAGAAATGGATTCTTTATGGAACATTCTTAACTGACGTTAACTTTGATTCGTTAGCTTACAATACTGATGGATTGGCAACAATTTCAGCAACATTAAGAATGGATAGATGTGTGTTAGTTTACTAATACTATTTACAAATTTTCACAACTAATTATATTTAACCGTAAAGCGATAAACTTTACGGTTAATTTTTTTATATGGATACACAATCAAACGACTACGGTCAACAAAATTTTACATTACCACACGACGTGGTACCATTACCATCACAAGGTATTTTTTACAAAAACAGAAAAAAATCAATTAAGGTTGGTTATTTAACTGCTGCGGATGAAAATATCATAATGGCAGGTGGGGGTGACTTAACACTTAATTTATTAAGAGCAAAAATCTATGAGCCAGATATGAGGGTTGAAGACCTTATTGAAGGAGATGTTGAAGCTATCTTAATTTTCTTAAGAAACACAGGGTTTGGACCTGAAATAACATTAAACCTTACTGACCCTGGAACTAAAAAATTGTTCCAAACTAACGTTATGTTAGACCAGTTATCTATTATTAATGGTCAAGAACCTAATGAAGATGGTTCTTTTATGGTTAGTCTTCCAAAGACACAATCAACGGTTAAGTTAAAACCATTAACTTATGGTGAAATTTTGGAAATTGGTAAAATGGCGGACTCATACCCACAAGGAAGGGTTGTACCAAAAATTACTTGGAGAATGCAAAAAGAAATTATTGAAGTTGACGGTTCAAATGATAAGTCGGCTATTGCAAAATTTGTTGAATCAATGCCAATCGCTGATTCAAAATTCATTAGAAAATTCATGAACGAAAATGAACCTAGATTGGATATGACTAAAACTATTATGGCCCCGTCTGGAGAAAAACTAACAGTAAATGTTGGGTTTGGGGTCGAATTTTTTCGTCCTTTCTTCTGATTATAGGAAAACTCAGATAGATGAATTTTACTATCTGAACAATTTAATGAAAATAACATATCAAGATTTTATTCAAATGCCAATATTTGTTAGAAAATATTTGTTGGATAAATGGATTGAAGAAAATAGGAAGGACTAAATTTTAGTCCTTCTTCTATTTATATATAAAACTAATTATAAATTATGGCGACTAACAATCCAGAAGATAAAGGTAGTGCTAAAGACCTTGAAGAAAGTTTTAAAAAATTAGGGAGACCCATTGAAGAAATATTAGACGCAATTGGTAACATGTACGATGAAGCGGACAAGTTAAACAATGCGTTTTTACAGGGTAGAACTAGATTAGATGAAATGAACGATGCGGTCTCAAGAGCGGCTGCGGGGGTAATTCGTTTAGGTGGGGACATTAGTTCCGTTAGCAGAACAATGATTGAAATTGCTGATGGTTCTAGAAGAAATGTTATTGCGACAGAAGAACAAGTTAGTAAATTATATGCAGCTTCAACAATTCTTGGTAAAGGTGCTGATGAATTGGTTGAATCATTTGCTAAAGTTGGATATGAAACATCTCAAATTGGTCCAAATTTAGAAAATTCAATAGATTATGTTCAAAGTGTAGGTCTTAATGCTAAAACAGTAGTTAAAGACGTTGCAAATAACATGGAGTTGATGAATAGATTCAACTTTAGTGATGGTGTTCAAGGTCTAACAAAAATGGCAGCTCAAGCTTCAATGTTGAGGTTTGATATGAATAGAACTGCCGAATTTGCGGATAAAGTTATGTCACCTGAAGGGGCAATTGAAGCGGCGGCAGGATTTCAAAGGTTAGGTGTAAACATCGGTGGATTAGTTGACCCATTTAAATTAATGAATGATTCAATTAATGACCCAGGGGCATTACAAGATAGTATAATAAAGGCAACTAAACAATATACTGAGTTTGACGAAAAAACAAAATCATTTAAGATAAACCCACAAGGTATCTTAATGTTAAAAGAAATGGCTGATGTGACTGGAATTAGCGCAAAAGAACTTTCAAAAACCGCATTAGCGGCAGCCGATTTAGATAAAAGAATTTCAACTATTAATCCATCTTTAAACTTTGACAAACCTGAAGATAAAGAATTGTTAGCTAATATGGCTACCATGGGTGAAGGTGGTGAATACATTGTACAACTTAAAAATGATAAGACAGGTGACATTGATAAAATTAAGTTAAGTGAGATAACAAATGATGAATTAAAGGCTTTAAGAAAACAACAAGACGAAAAACCCAAAACTTTAGAAGACATTCAAATAAGCCAATTAGACGTTTTGAAAAATATTGAAGCGTCACTTAAGGGAAATATTGCTAAAGGTACTTATGGTATTGCGGGTTCTTCGGTAGTTAGAGGTAACTTATTAGGTGCAGATAGAATTACTAGAGCGGTCACAGGAGCTGTAGATAAAAATATACCTGAAAGTGCTGAAATTACAAAAAGTGTAAATGATGGAATTGCGAAAATGGTTGAAGTTTTTACTCAAAAAGATGCGGGTAAAATTAGTAGTACGGATTTTGCAACTAAAATAGCAAAGCTTGAAGACGAAATTAAAGGTAAAGCAAGTTCATATGGTGAAAAAGGTATTGAGGCGTTAAAAGATATTTTAGAAGAAAGTAATAAAAAAGTTACTGGTAGCAGTGCAATTGAGAAAGAATTCAAAAAATACACATCAGAAATTTTAACAGGTGTTGGAAGAACGCCAGATACCACAAGTAAAACTTCAGCAATTTCAGGAACACAAAAATCAGAACCATTATCTAGAAGTTCTGTTTTTGGTAGAGGTAGTACCCCAACTCCAACAGACACAAAAACTAAAACAACTAACGTTAATTCCCAAGTTGATTTTGGTGGAACAATTACAATTAAAGTTGATGCACCTTCTGGTGTTAGTGAACAACAATTTAAAACATTTTTTGAATCAGATGAATTCAAAAGAAAGATTTACGAATACTATAATCAAAAAGCAACCGAGTTAGAAAAAAGATAAATGTCTAACAAAAAAACACCATCAACCTATTTATTAATAAAAGAATAGATGGGTAGTCCATTAGATTATATTAATAGCGAAGGTTTTAGAAAAAAACTTATAACAAGGAATTTAGTACCATATGCTAAGTCCCCTACCAAAGTTACGCCTCCTACAACTTACGAAGTAATTCAATCAGATTTATCGGTAGTTGATAGTCCTGATGGATTTATTGATACTCCATATTTTGCCAATAATTTAATGTATCCACTTAATAGGTGGGGAAGTGATGGTGGTTACAAACAAGCTCCTGACATTAGTGGTAATTTAAATACAAAGTCAAATCAAGGTGAATATGGACCAGGTCAACAAGACGCTCATTTAATTGACGAGGCACAAATTGCGTCCAAAAAAGGTTTTGGGTCAATTGCTCCTGCATGGCAACCACTTAATGCTTATGGTAATGGAGGTTTACAACAATTAGATTCTGGTACTTTTATTGGAAATATTGATGTAATAGCAAGTCCTCTTGTTGGTGGACTTAAAAACTTATATAATAATCAATCATACCCAAGTACATTTAATTCATCATCATATACACCATTATCAATTTTATTATCACCAGACCCAACAGGTAGTAATGGATTATTAAGTCAAGATTCATTTATTGCTCGTTTAGGTGCAAAAACACTTAGAAAAGAATTTGAAGAAAGAATTGGTAGGGCGATTATTAGAGAAACTATTGGTCGTGCCAACTTTTTAAATGTTAATAGTAGTACCAACCTTGTTAATATATTAACAGGTAATGTTCCATTAATTGAGCCAAACTATCAAATTACAGTCCCATCAAACCCATTAACCGCAGCTGCGGATTTTGGACTTAGATTAGCTGGTAGTGTTACACCTTTTTCGTTAATACCTGGTTCTTATTTTGACCCAAATATTAATCCTGCAACACCAACAACAATACAACAATCTTTACTTGCTAACCCACTTGCCGCCGCGGGTAATTTTGTTAGTAATCTATTAGGTGCGGGTAAAACAGGTACACAGATATTTTATAACAATACTGGTGCGGGACAAAAATCTTTGTTGTGGAAGAACATTAACTACAACAGATACAAGCCAAATTACGATAGAACCTTACTTGATAGATTAGGTGGTGCTATTGTAGGTACTGAAACAAACAATTCTAACTTTTATGTTGGGTCAACAAGTTCTGACCCTTCAAGAGTATTCTCACCAAGTAGAGCAATACCTGTTGATGCGTTTGGTAATGAACAACAAACTCCAGTATATGGTCCATCTGAATTAGCTCAATTATATGAAGGACCAAGTAAAGAAATTCGTTTAGGTGCTAATGGTCCTACCTATAGTGATGGGGGTGGTATTGAAGGTGGTTTTACTTGGGTATCACCAAAATATAAAGGTAATGCGGGTAAGAAAGTTGGTATTGGTGGTGAGATTATGGGTCAAGACCAAGACTTCAAACCATCATCGTATGATTCAACAGAGTCTACTGAAAGAAAATTCAAACAAGGTTCAATCCTTGACGATACACAAAGAATTATTGATAGTCAACCACAAGGTGGTAAACGACTACAACATGTAGGTAATGCCATAGACCAAGTTAGTAAAGTATTCCATGATGGATATAAAGAAATGACCAAAGGTTCAAGAGTGATTAAGTACACAGGTTCAATTGGACAAGAAGTTGGAACTGAGTATTGTAGAGTTTTTGCCAAAGATATTCCATATCTTCAATATAACGACCTTCAAAAAACAGATGGTATTGTAACTGAAGGTAGAAGATTTTCATATTCTGTATTAGATAAGACATATAATCTTAATATTGCTCCAAACAAAAGAGAAGGTGGACAAGATTCAACAAACTTGGTTGGAAGTTATAATAATGCTTATGCTAAAAAATATATGTTCTCACTTGAGAATTTGGCGTGGGCAACTTCAAACACACCAGGATTTGCTGTTGCGGATTTACCTGTTTGTGAGAGAGGGCCAAACGGAGGTAGAGTTATGTGGTTTCCACCTTATGGATTAACTTTTAGTGAAACTGTTACTGCTAACTGGAATGCCAACGAATTTATAGGTAGACCAGAACCAATATATACATATAAGAGTACAAATAGAGGTGGTAGTTTAACTTGGAAGATAGTTGTTGACCATCCATCTGTTTTAAATGTTATTGTTAATAAGGTTTTAGCAAATGAAACAAATAAAGTTAGAATTGATAGTATTTTAGAATCATTCTTTGCGGGATGTAGAAAATATGATTTATATGAACTTGCAAAAAAATATTATACAATATCACCTAATGACTTGTTTGATATACAACAGGCAATCACATCAAAAGAATTAACAAGAGAACAATTAGAGTATACTATTAGTACAATCAAAACAACACCTGAAGTATCAAGTGATACTGGAACTGGTGGTTCTCCTGAAGCAACATTTAAGACATTTGAAAATGTAGGATTTTACTTTAATAACGATATACCAAAACAATTTAACGAATCTTTTACTCCATTGTATGACACATATATCACCCAAAAATCATATTATGGAGAACAATCACCTACCACCGCTCAGCAAACTACATCGTTTTTTGATAGTGTAGTTATATCTAACAAACAAAAACTTGACACATTAATAGATGAGTTAGATAAACAATTTACAAATAATCCTGAAGGTACTGTAACAATAACTATTGATAGTAGTACTTCACCTGCGGCTAAACAAGATTATAATAATATTCTATCAGCAAAAAGGATTAATTCCGCGGCAATATTCATAACGGGTAATAGTAAAATGACAAAGTATGTTACGGGTACACCACAAAGATTAATTGTTAAAATTGGTGAAGGTCGTGGTGAGAACGCTCAAGTAATGAAATTTGATGAAAAAACTAAAAGTTATATACCTGGAAGTAGTGTTTCTTGTGGTGACAATGACGGAAATAGCCAAGCGTTAAATAAAGAAATTTATACTACAAATGCGATGGCGTGTAGAAGAGCTTACATTTCTAATATACAGTCAACATTAAAAGCTCCAAAGGCGGTAGAACCACCGAAAAAAACAACGGTAATAACAGGTAATGTTGTTACAAAGACAGAAACAAAACCCGTTCCTGAAACTAAAATAGTTAATAAAGATAATATAAGTAAAAGAATTTTACGTTCTTTATTATCAGAATGTGATTATTTTGAAACAATTAAAGAAGAAACTCCAATGGTTTATGATAACCTTAAGGATAAATTAAAATTCTTCCAGCCAGCATTCCACTCAATTACGCCTGAAGGTCTTAACTCAAGATTAACTTTCTTACAACAATGTATGAGACCTGGTGATACAATACCAACAATCAAAACAATTAATGGGGCTGCAACACCTGTTTATAATGACGCAACAAACACATCTTTTGGGGCACCACCAGTTTTAATTTTAAGGGTTGGTGATTTTTATAATACTAAGATAATTCCAAATAACTTATCCATTCAGTATGAAAATTTAGATATAAATCCTGAAGGTATTGGGGTTCAACCTATGATTGCTAACGTTACTTTAACATTTAATTTTGTTGGTGGTAGTGGATTAAAAGAATCTGTTGATAAATTACAAAACGCCTTAACATTTAACTATTACGCCAATACTGAAATATATGATGATAGAGCAGATTCAACTGATTTAAGTTATAAGGTTATTGATGCCCAATTTTTGAAATTAGCGGCAAGTAATGTTGCACCTCCAACAGTTAACCAAGCAACACCAAACAACGGTCAAAGTAATGACAAACCAATTGGTACCGTCATGCTTAACGGACTTACTGCGGGTACAATTAATTATAGTGATTTTATGGATAAAGTTGTAACTGAAACACAGTCATATTTCACAAACGTAGTTAATAAAAATAAAGAAACTGTTAATCAATATAATAATGCCGTTCGTCAACAATGGATGATGGAAAGAACTTATCAAAATGGTAAGTTTGAAATAACAAAAGACACTGATAGTGTATTATTTGGAAAACCATATAATTTAGAAAAGAGAACCGACGAAATATTTGAACAATTATTTAAAGACATTAAAAAAGGTAATGAAGGGTTTATTGAATTCATTTCACAAAGTGAGTATGATTTTACTAATCGTCTTATAGACCAAGTTCAAGAGAATTATTCAAATTATGTTAAAAACAAGAGGTCGTCATTCCAAAGTGCCGTTACCAATATAACAAATGGTATGGTATCTGTACAACAGAGTTATATTGGATATATTGGTAGAATAAATACTATAACATATAATGTCCCTGCATATGCAAATACAGGTACTGATGGTTATCAAATAAAAGACGGTAAAGTTAATTCTTATATTATATCAGGTACAACAGAAGTGGACCCAAGTTCAAAAGATGTTACAAATACTTTAGATGAGTTAAAGAAAGATGTATTAAAGATTAAAACAAATATTGACGAGTTTAATACTGTTGTTTGGAAACCAACAGACTTTACTTTTTCAGACGGTAAAAGTTATACAGGCGTTTTAGTTTTTGAACCAAATTATAAATTCCCAGTAGAACAAGTTTTTACTCCTTTTAGTAAAAAACCACAATTTGATAGTACTAATGGTTACACGTTTAGAAGGGTTTATATGATTGTTTCAGATGATGTTACTGACAGTAAAAAATACGAAACCTTTAAAAATGCGTTAATTGGTAATATACTTAATAATAGTGCATTAATGAGTAAAAATACTAAGTTTAATATTGGTGATGTGTTTAACTTGTATTGGGAAAAAACTGCAAAACCATTATTTGAAGAGGAAAATGGTATCACTAAAGGGTTTATTGAAAATATGGAAAAAGAAAAATTAAAAGACTTTTTAAAATATACCCCATTTAATCTTAAAAAGAAAAGAACGTTTACTTATACAACAGAAAATGCAAATACTGAGGCACAACAAAAATTAATAAAAGGTTTAGGGTTTATTGAAAACCAAAACACAAATAATAAAACGTGGAATGATGAAAATCCTGCAAACGTATTTATATCTAAAGCAAAACTTAACTAATGGCATATCAATATTGGAATAGATATAGTGAATTTCTTATTAACGGTGAACAAACCGTTGTGCCTTTTGTTAATGTACCACAAAAGACAACTGACAAGACTTATATATATAAAGTTGGTAGGAGTAGGTTAGATGTTGTATCACAAGAGTTTTATAATTCACCATATTTTGGGTGGTTAATTTTACAAGCAAACCCTGAGTTTGGTGGTTTGGAAAATTATATATATGATGGTGCGGTATTGATTATTCCTTATCCTCTATTACCTTCATTACAGGATTATAAAGCTTCGTTAGCAAATTATTTTTATTATTATGGCAGGTAATGTTCAAGGGGATAACAGTGGTAATATTTTAGTTGAGTTTGATTACAATAATATTATTGTAGTTGACCCTAACAAAACTATTGATGCGCTTGGAAATATTCGTGAAAGATTAGTTGACCATGAAAATTTGGTAATGTATGCTAATCTTGAAGCTGAGGTTGTTCCAAGAACTAAACTATCTGTTGGCGGTAGTCCTGAAGATAGACTTAGAACAATTTCGGTGGCTAAAATGAACTTTTTAAGACCAACTGAAGAAACATTTCTAACAACTGGATATTACGACGAATTAACGGGTAAGAATGCAAAAAATGGTTTAGGTGTAAACCAAATGCAAGAAGAAATTATTGACCCAAAAGATGGTAATAAACCATATTCAAAAATGACAATAACCGACCCTGGAGGTAAGGCAACTGACAATGGGTTATTGGGCATTACTAGTATTAACATAAAGACAAATACATCGTTTGTCCCACAAGTATCAATGACACTTGAAGACATTCAGGGCCGAGCTTTATTTCAATTAGGAGATAATTCACCATATTCCGCTTTTTTTAATTTACCATATTGTCCATTTTATTTAACATTAAAAGGTTATTATGGACAGGCTATTAGATACCAATTAAATTTAAAAACATTTAATGCAAGATTTAATAGCTATAGTGGTAACTATTCAATTCAATTAGAGTTTGTTGGTTATAAATTTAACATTTTAAATGAAGTATCCATGGGCAATTTGCTTGCCGCTCCACACATGTATAGCACAACATTTAACGTATCAAAATCTCCAACATCACCTGAAGGAGGAACGAATAAGTCTATTGAATCTCAATCAAAAAGTAATGTTATTTCAAAAGAATCAACAATATCTACAAATAATATTACAAGTGAATTAATTACTGAAAGAGGATATCAAAAAATAGTTGAAATTTATAGTGAGTATAAGGCCAAAGGTTTGATTGCACCGAATTTTCCTGAATTAACATTAGCTCAATTAATGAATAAGTTATTAACTTTTGAGCAAACAATACAAAATTCCTACCCAAAGGCAAACGTTGAACCTTTAACTAATATTAGAAATTACAAAGAGACTTTAAAAAATTATTATAATAAAGTTTACGGGAATAGAGACTCTTGGTTTAACACGTACTTAAACCCAAAACCAATAATTTTAAACGGAAAGGGACAAGAGGTTTATAATTTTAAACAAGAATTTATTGATAACCCAACAAAGAGAGCCGAAGCGGTTAGTTTTTTAAGTGCATATACTATTGATTTTAACGCTCTGTTGGCAAAAAACCCAACCTTAGGCAGTACGGGTAAAACACCAATTAAAAATAGTATAACGTTTAATACTATGATTAAACAGGTTGCTGTAACCGACATAAATTTAGAAAAAACCACAACATCTCAAACAGGTAAGTTATTACCAACAACTGCGGATACTAAATCAATGCAGTTGATTTTAGAAAAAGTGTTAAAACCATCTTTTGAAAAAAATACTTTAGATAAAAAATTTGAGAATCTATTTGGATTCCTTATTAATCCTCCACTTTACACTTTTGATGAGTTTAGAAACCTATTGTCTAAAATGGAAACCGAAGCCAATAAAAAACTATCTGAGTTTGAAACCGCATTATCGTTAGATTTGGCAAGAAAACTTGAAGACAGTGCAACAGGGCTCGGATTTAACCCAACGGTTAGAAATATATGTGCGGTAATCATGGCATCCGCTGAAGGGTTTATTCGTTTACTTGATGAGGTTCATACTAAGGCTTGGAATGTAAAATATGACCCAGTTAGAAAAAACGCGATTTTAAATAATCCGTCTTCAGCTCAAGGTACCGATACTGAGGGTGATGTTAAAATAAGTCCAGCGGCTGAAAGTGCTAATCAAGGATTAATTAACGGACAAATACCTGTATACCCATGGCCACAATTTTTTGTGGAAACACCTGAGGACAAGAAGGGAAGATTCCAATTAAAATATCTTGCAGACCCTTCTGTTGTTGATACCACACAAGGTTGGAATTATGCAAAATGGCCTGAAGTTGAATTTGTTGAGGAGTATATGAGAGGATTAACCCAAAAGTTTAATCCGCCCGTAGCTCAACCACCAATAGATAGTCAGGGAACAACTAACATTATTAACGTAAATGCAATTGAATACCCGTCAGAAGGTATTGCATATGCCAATAAAGAAGAAATTAAATTTTTCTACGAAATATGGGAAAGACAATTTTTAACTTCAAACTATTCTGGATTTATTAGAGCAAATAATAACCAAATAGACCAACTAACAAAATTAATTGTAAGTGCCGAAACAAATAATATTGTAACTAGTTTAGGTGCAAGCTCACCATTTTTAAGTTTAAAACTTAAAAATTATGATATTACCGCACAAAACTATCCATCTTTTTTAGATAACATCTCAAATCAAGGAACTGGTAGGGCGTATCAAGATTATATTAGAGATTTTTTTGTTACACCATATATTAGAAATTTAACACAAAATTCTTTTAATATTTTAAGTTTAACTGATTTAGGTAAAGAACCTCAAACAAATACAAAGTCTGATGGGTTATTACAGTTAGTTAAAAATGTAACTAATGAACCAATAATTATTGACACATATCCGTTTACAGACCCTACATGGGTTGCAACAAATATGGCAAATAGTGTTACTAATACTAAGAGTTCTGTATATAACACAAATAAAGTACTAACGGTTTTTGAAGATAGAGATGTCATATCAAACTTTAATAGTGTTTATGATTACACTAAAAATAGACCTGTAACTAATTTTTCTTATTTAAAAGTTTCTAACCCAACAAACCAAATAACATCAATAGGTTTAGATGGATTTTATCTTATAAGAAAAGACCCTACTTTTTTTGTACCAACAGAAGGATATGTTAATTATATTTCACCAAGTAAAAATATTCCAATTGAGACAACAACATCAATGTTGAATACACCGTATTTTATTAATGCGGTTCAAAATGGTGTTTATAATTGGAGAAGAAAAGACCCATATCCTTATACACAAGCGGCATATCTATTTATCAATTCTTTACCATTAGCTTCTTTAAAAGAAAAATATAAAACTGATGGGGCGTCAAGTGATTTAGATTACATTGCGTCTTGTTTTAAAAAGTTTGGTGCAATTCATAAAATGCCATATGCTTGGGTATTAAAAATGGGCGCAATTTGGTATAGATATAAAACTTTTATTAATACCAAAACAGATATGTTAGAGTCTGCTTGGAAAAACTTTGATTACAAAACAAATTTTGACCCAGTAACAAGTTCGGATACAAAAACATATACTTTTAAATTTGACGGTGAGAATAAAATTAGATTACAAAATGTTGACAATAATATCACCAAAATTCAAACAGGGTTTTATCCAAAAGTAATAAACGACTTTAACGTTTTTTATAATGGATATGATTTGTATAGTGGTTATACAGATACAGAAATACAAGCAAGTGTTGATAACGGATTAAAAGTATATAATTTTACTGATTCAAACATTAATGCTCAAACAATTGCGTTTCCTTTAATTACACCAATAAGATATTCAAGTATACAAACATGGTCTGTAATATTACCTAACAACACTTTTGACCCAACAGATGTTGGAAATGTGTGTAACCCAAGTAACAATACAACTACTTTAAAATATTATGTGGTACCATCATTTGGTTCTCAGATAAATCAAGTTAAAAATGAGTGTTTAGTTGCCAATGCCCCTGTCTGTCCATTTATTGATAACCCATCAATTTATAATGGCTCCGTTAGATTATTATGGTCATCACCAAATTACGGGTATTTTAATAATAGTCAAATTTCAAGACCACAACCAGATTCTTATGTAAATAAAATTGAAACTGGTATAAAACAACAATCACCTTTTAAATTATTAAATGGTTTTGATTATTCAAAAATTGAAGAGATATTTTCTGTTTTTGATAAAACTATTTTAGATAAATTTGAAAACGAATTTTTAAACTTTTGTAAACCAGTATCAAACATTGATTTAGGCCCACAAGTTGCGGTACCAATAGGAGTATCACCTGCCGACCCAAATGCGTTATTTAAAAATTTCCAATACTTGTTTAGAAGTATGATGGAGATTGAAGGTAAACCAAGTTCCATTAGTAATGGTGAGTATTTTAAAACAATTGGTAATTCACAATTAACACTTTTTTCAAACACCATTAAAGCGTTTTTAGAATACGATGTTATTTTAAAATATGGTAATCCTGCGGAATATAACCGAAGAGTAATGGCATCATACCTTGCACAAGGTAATGGGAATAATCCTATTGTTGACCCAATAACTTTTAACCCGTACATTAAAAATAGCTTACCTTCATCATTAAACACAACTACTTTAGATTTATCTAAATCAAGTTATACTAATGCTTGGAGGGCTTTGGAAACTCAAGTAGGATTTTCAACAATACCAAATTTAATATACGATAATAATGGTTCATATATTACTGATTTTTTTATAGACAATAATATTGAATTTACTGAAAACAATGTTGTGTTGTTGGCACCAATTATTAAAATGTATGCAACCCAAAAACTTTATAGTCCAACATTATCAAGCGCAGAATTTAAAAATAGACTTCAAACTTATTTAAATTTTACTTCAGAATTTCAAAATAACATATTAAATCAGGTGTTAACAGAAGTAAGGGCAGAGCTACCTAATCAACAAGAATTACCTGAAAGAGCTATTCAAAGTGTTATTGATGGACAACAAAGTAAAGTTGAAAACTATGAGGTGTTTAAAGCGTTAAATGACAAATGGATTGCTGGGTCTGACTACACATCTAAAACTTTGTTTGAAGATTTTATGTTTTTAGATAGAGCATCAAGAAATATTGGTGATACGATTATTGTAGATATATTTGATTTAAAAAATATATTAAGTGAAAATTCACTTAATATGGAAATGAGTGTCTTCACTTTTGTTAGTGGTATTTTAATTAAAAATAAATTTAATGTAATGCCATTACCAGCTTATGTTAATTTTTATAATATACAAGATGTAGATGGTACTACAATACCACAACCTGAAGGTAAATTAGAATTTGCGGATAACATGTGGGGAACATTTTTAGATGTTGATTACAGAAAATCAGGACCAAAAATGATTTGTTTTTATGCTGGACAACCGTCAACGCATTTAGATTTACCAAAAGGAAATTCCAGATTTAGAGATGATGCGTTTGACTTAAGAAGGGCTTCAGATAATCCTTTAATTGAAAATCCCGCAGGTAAAAAAGACTATGCAATTTCAAATAAATGTGTTGGATTTAATGTGGATGTTGGAATAAGAAATCAAAACATTTTTTATTCGGTTGAAATTGGTATGGAATCTGGTAAAGCAACTTCAGAGTCAATACAAACACAATTGAATATGGTTGACCAAGCCAATGGTAAAAATACTGCAACACAAAATGTTAGTTTGTATAACTTATACAAACAAAGGAGTTATAAATGTAGTGTTAAATCTTTAGGTAATGCTTTATTACAACCAACAATGTATTTTAATCTTAGACACGTACCTATGTTTAATGGTCCATATTTTATAACACAAGTTGACCACGCAATAACTCCAGGTAATTTTCAAACCAGTTTTACTGGTACTAGACAAGGTATATATGATTTACCATCTATTGATAACTTTTTACAAAGTATCAATCAGAATTTATTAACCAAAATTGAGGCCATTGTTAAAAATTCTAAAGATGATGTTACAGCCAAAGCAATTACAGATGTTGATAAGGCTAAATATGTTAGCCAAACAGGTGATAGCGCTGCTGCGGCACAAAATTCATGTAGTAATAATTTAGCGGTTGCTTATAATACTTGGGGTGATGTTCAAACATCTACAACTATGAGTATTACACCAGAAGAATTTGTGAAAGAACTTGAAAAGAAAACAAACAATCCTGACTTACAAGTTCTTATTTATATGATATGTTACGCCAAGACATTCAAACAAACTAAATTTTATGGTTATGGTAACAATTATGCTAACGTAACACTAACAACTAACTATGGACAATCGGGTGATGGATTCTTCAGTCCTAAAAAATATTCATGTGTTAGTATTCCAAATTTAACAGGTAAACCAACGGCACAACCAGTTGCAATTTTTGATACAATTGGAAAGTTTTTTGACTTTATGATATCTAGATTAAGTGGTGCAAATGTTGACAGAGTATTTAATGAAACTACAGGTTTAGGTATTACTAAATATTATGTTTGTTATTGGCCCGTTTCTGGTACTACTGAATCTTATTATGACGCACATCTTTCAGAATTTAAAACTTTAGATGCAAGACTTAACGATGCATTTAAATCTGCCGATGAGGTTGGGTTAAATGTTGTGTCAACTACAGGATTAAGAATTGCAAATCTTAAACAAAAGCAAAAAATTGCGGATACATATGCTGGAGTAACACCACAACCAAACAATTTAAATACAACAACAAACGTTGTACCATCATGTCCGCCACCAACCATAACTTCATTCTCGCCATTAACAGGTGTGAGTGGTACTATTTTAACTATTGTTGGTAAGAACTTAGACGAAGTAACAGGTGTAACAATAAATAATGTGACTACAACTACAGGAATTACTATTTTAAATGCGTTTAACATTAGTGTTGTTGTTCCTTATAGTAATACAATTGTTGCGCAAACTAACCCAATAGTTCTTAGAGGAAATTACGGTAATGGAACAACTTTAAGCGGGTTTACTTATAACCCAGCTCAAGTAACACCAACAACAAGTAATCCAAATAATTCAAATACACAACCACAACAAACAGGACCAGTTACTTTAGACGGAAATACACAAACAACTCCAAATGGAACAACTTTAAATCTAATTGTTACAGTTAACCCTAATGCTGCAGCACTTAATACTTGGACACTACAAAATGAAGTGAGTATGATTGTTTCGGTTTATGATAACACAATTGTAAATAACGTTAGAACACAGACTTTAAACAGAACTGTTACCACGCCAATTTTAGGTTACGTATCAAACAACACATTTAA